GTGCTGTACCAGACATCGGCGGGGATGGGCAACACCTGGCACGCCGCGATCGTTTCGGATGACGATGGGAACGACTACTACGATCTTCGACAGGCGAGCCTCGGGTCAGGTAACCCACCAGCGAGCCACGCCGGGCTGTCAGACCGAGACGCACCGAACCAGCACCCAGATAGCGCGATAGCCCTCTCCGGGACCCACGACGGCCTTCTCTCCGGCGAGACCAGCGTCGATGGTGCGATGGAGGTCATCGACGACATCCCGGAGGACGGCATTGCGTTCGGGAATGATGTCAACGTAACGGCCGATGAAAGCGGGGGAACCGCCCGCCAGGTCTTCAAGATGACCACCGCTGACATTCTAAGGCTTGGCGACCCCAGTGTGGATCTGGAGCTGTACGCCGCGAGCGATGTGTGGATCAGCGGTCCGCCGCTTGGGGGCAGTGGGGCGAACCTGATCCTGTCCAACGATTTCGGGTACTACGGACGGGACACCTCAGCCAGAGATCGGGAGATTCTTGCGCTGGATGTCTCCGACGAGGTCAACGTTGGACACGCCGATCACCCGATGAACCTCCTCGCAGACGGGACCATCGACGCCGACGACAACAACATCGAGACAACCGGGAACATGGAAGCCTCGGACGGGATCTTCGACCGGCTTCAAGCGGTCAACAGCAAGACGCTGGTTGACGCGTCCAACACCGAGTTCGCCCGCGTCTTCAATACCGCCACGGCCCCGAGGGCCCAGTCTGTAATGTTCTACTACGAGATCGAGGCGACCGATGGGACCGACATACAGGTCGAGTGCGGGATCGTGACGTTCACGATGGTCCGAGACTCGTCCGGGACAAACACAGCCGGGACGGCCGGGATTACCGGGACGTCAAACGTTTGTTCGAGCGGGACTCTCACGGTCGCGTTCTCCGGCGGGAATGCCGGCGCCGACCATGTTCGGTGCCGCGTCAACGCCAACTCGTCGCTCGCATCTCCGACAATCACCGGCCGGTTCGTCGCAATTGGGAATGCGGACCGATCAATCACCTGGAGTTAAGATGGCAGAAGCAACAGTCACGGTCGAGATAGGAGCCCAGAGCTCATCGTTCACAATCCCAGACGCGGCGGTGCAGCGGATCATTCCGATGGTCAACGCCGAGTGGCGTCAGCACCACCCAGGAGACGACCCAACGACCCTCCAGATTTTCGCCGCAGGCTTGAAGAACACAATCCGTCGGGCCTTGCTCCGATACGAGAAGCAGTCGTTCATTCCAGACCCGGTCGATATGGGAACCGATCCGGAGTCAAAGTAGTTGGATCTCATCCATCAATAACTTAACATTGTCCTGGAGGACGAAATGCCCATTGATAAAGACCTACTCGTCAACGAAGATATTGGAGCACTCGGAACGAAGAACACCGAAATTCTCGGAGCTTCTTCGGGCCTGAACTCTACCGTCTTCCTCACCCACACTGGGGCGGGAACGCTCACCCTCACGGCCCGGTTCTTCGCTGATCGGGACGACCCCAACACCTACTATGATGTAGAGCTCGGAACCTGCGCCACAGGAGAGACATTGATGGCAAAGGCCACGGAATCAGACTACGCCTACGATGGAGTCCAGTTCCGTTTGGTCGCCTCTGTGGATACCTGCCCGGGAACGAAGCTCTACCACGACCAACTGGTTTGAGGTCGACCAATGGGAAGGATCATAAGGCCTATGGGAATTATGAGGCATCCTGCTATCCATGGTGTAAGGGAAGTCAGTGGCGGCGGCCTCTCGCTTCCGTACCTCGTCAACTTTGATGGTTTGACGAACGGTACGACCCCGGAGGAGTTCATCGCGGCGCACGCAACCGACAACGTCATGCCGGTTGTCGATGATTCTGACGACTACCTCGGCGGGTGGCGACCGAACCCGCTTCGGAAGATCATGAACTTCGACGTTGATTCGACCCACAGGTCGTACGCGGACTACGTTCTGCCGGACGCTGTGGACATTACCGGCGGCGTACGGGTTTCGATTTGGATCGGGACAGCGAAAGATTCACCCGCTGACACCGGGTTTGCTCTCCTGAACGACGCCACCCTTTCTGGGTCAGAGTACGACGGGATCGTAATCGCACCTCGTAGACTTTCGCCGTACGACATGAAGATGTACTCAGTTGTTGACGCCAGTGGGACAGAGTACAGCTCCGTGCGGTCGATGAACAAACAGTACTGGCAGAGGCACAACATTGAGCTTTTCCCGGCGACGGAACAGGTCTATCACGTTGAAAAGAACTGGGGGTCTACGATCCAATGGGGGCCGTACACCGTAACGCCGGCCAACGCGACAAACCTGTTCTCTGAGTTCACTACCCTTACGCACCTGAGGTTCTACGCCCAGCCTGACGTGAACATCTACTACGGAAAACTTTACCTGGCCGGGTTCTGGATCGGGGGCCCAACGGACGATTGGCCTGCTGACTCAACTCAGGGCCCGCCGGCATAAAGTGGGGTGGGAACACACGAATGGCTGACGAAACAAATCTTGCAGCACTTGAGCGGTTGACCAAAAAGCTCAACGAGCCTGGACCCGATGTCGTCTGGCCCCTGAAGTGTGGGAAGAAAGCCGAGGTATTCCGGCTGTGGCGGCGTAAGGATGCTGGCGTTGCCTTGTGTAACATCGAGTCTGGGGTTGAATTTCCGCGACACGTCCACGATGAGATTGAAACCATCGTTGTTCTTCGCGGGAAGCTCGCGCTTCGCCGTCATGGCGCTAAAGACCCGCCAGCGCTTGCTGATATTGACGGCAAGGGCGATGTGACCCTTGGGCCAGGGGCGGCTGCGATGCTTGAGGTTGGCACCCCGCACTCTGTCGAGGCACTCGATGAGGATGCGCTCATTGTTGTCGTGACAATCCCCGCGTCAGAGGTTATCCATGGGAAAAAATGATGGTGGGATCACCTCAGGGGACGCCGAGCGGATCTTGAGTGAGATGCTTGACAGGAGAGGCGGCGGCGAGCGGCGGGAGGACGCGAAGGAGTGGCGCAACGTCCTATTCCAGAACGTCAAAGAGACTGCCGATCGGACATCGAAGCTGGAAGAGCATGTGACCCAGATGCGGATCTGCCTGAGTGGGCTGAAGAAGGACCACGAGAAGTCAGAAAGCGACCGCAAGCGGATGGAGAAGGTGCTCGATAGCGTTGAGAAGGCTGTGGATTTCATCAAAGAAAACGGGTGCTTGCAGCTCAAAAATCACAAAAATACTCTTGACGAGATTCACGCGTCAGAGATGCTGCCAGATCCTTGGCCGACCACATGGCCAGCGCTCATCTCGAAACTTCCACCTGGATCGCTCCTTGGCGCGTTCGTGATCGCCCTGTTGCTGTTTCTGTTGCTTGAGATTACCGGAGCGATTGATTTGATTGGATGGTTGCCATAATGATTGATCCTGGAATGCACGGAGGGGGAGGAGGATGGAGCACAGGACTCCTCTTCCTCGGGATCGGACTCGTTGTCCTCGGAGCGTTGACCTACCTCTATCGAAAGAGGAACTCCAAAAAGAAATCGTGTGTGAAGAACTACGTGGTTCCTGGGTTCACCATTTTCACCTACGACCCGGAGAAAATCGACCTAATCCAAGTTAAGATGTTGGCAGAATATCTCGACAGTCTCAGGGATGTCCTCTGGCCTCAACTCGAGACTCTCTACTCCCCGCGAAGGATGTTCCTGAAATACATCCACCTCGATCCAGAGATGAGGGTGAAGGCGACACGTCCCGACGGATCAACCTTCGTTCGGGAAGTCGTTGAACTCACCCTCCCACAGAACCCTGCCCAAGGTCCTACGATGATTCTCAACCCGAAGGGTGGGCAGAAACACGATGCGGGGTATTGGTTCGCACTGGAACTCCACAACCTGATGAGGTACTTTGATCTCGGGGGAAACCAAATCTACTTAGGGGATTGTCCTTCCGACAAAGAGATGCGACAATGGCGCGAGGCACAGGAAACCTGTATGAAGGTTGCAAGGAACGGGTTCTGAGGCGGGTGGGGCTGACGATGAAGAGCGTCCCCCTCCTCGTTCTTCTCCTCGTCTCCGGGGTGAGCCTTGCCAGTTCGCCCCTCCCGTGCCTGGTTGAGGTGGTTCCGGGTTCCCATCTCTGTGGTAGGGTCTACTACGAGCACGAAGGACTGCTCCACCCGCCTCTCTTAGGGGGAACTGGCGTCCCGTATTATTGGGAAGGGGACGTCTATCTCGCGGCTGGTACTTATGGAATTGGGACGGCGGAGGGTCAACCGACTTCCGTCCGTTGGAGTGTTAACGAAGGTCCTTGGATTGGATGCGGGAATCCGCCAGCGCTGATTTTCAAGGATGGATTTGAATTCGGCCTAGGGAATTGGTCGAACACACAAGGAGGTGTGTAATGGGAGAAGAGAAGAATTCCTTCTCGTTCGAGATCGTTCTGTACAACTTTTTTGCGGCGTTTCTGGGTTTCCTCCAGGACCTCCTCAATAAGGCCGATTGGCGGATGTCACCCGCCCGAGGCTACCTCACCATCTTCAAGATCGTGGAGTGGTTCCGCTCCAGGGATCTGTGGCACTTCGGGAGTCCCGCGTTCCTCTACGTGATGGAACAGATGGAGGCTCGGGCTGAACAGCTCTCAGGAACCTACGATGACGAAAAGAGATCAATGGAGATGACGATGTGGCGAGACCGTCCAGCCCCGATTCCTGGCCACCCGTACAAGTCAATCCTCCAGATCTTCGACTGGTTTATGTCGATGTTCCGTCGCTGTGAGTCGATGATGGAGTATTACCACGACAACGCAGCCAGGATGGGTGAGCACGAGATCACCGAATATGAGGCGTGGGACCTCGTCTTCGGCTTCGTGGATAAGTGCTCCAAGGACCCGCACTTCGGATATCAGGGTGGCCGAGGCCACGAGCCCTTCCCCTGGGTCAAATTCATTCGTGACGAGATGTATGATATGAAGATGATTCTCAAACCCGGTACCCCGCCAATCGATCCAGGCTACGAGCCGCCGTTCAGTGCTCCTGGCCAGTAAGGAGATCCAATGGACCAAGTCATCGCATTGATTGTCGGCCTGCTCGTCGGCAACCTCATCTACCATCTCAAAGGGTTGACGATCTTCCCGAAGAGGTGGAAGAAGTGGTGAGGTAGCCTATGGGACTCAAGAAAACGTTCAAGAAATTCAAGGAGAGCAAATTCTTCGGAGCCCTGAAAGGGATTGCTCCGATTGCGGCATCCTTGATCGGCGGCCCGATTGGCCCTCTGGTCGTCGCCACCATCAATGGCCTGACGGGGAATGAGGTTCCCGACTTCCAAGACGAAGCCGAGATGGCAGCGTACTACGACAAACATCCTGAGATGCTCCTGAAGCTCAAAGAGCTGGATGTTCGGATGGAGGAGATCGCTGCCGAGAACAACCTCAACCTCGAAGAGCTCGCCTTCAAGGATCGGGACTCCGCCCGCCAAATGAACATCGCCCTTCAGGATGGAACGCCAAAGGCGCTCGCCTTCTACGCCATCTCACTCTTCACGGCTATCGTTGGCGTCATCCTGTACGGGATGCTCGTTGGGATTGTCCTTTTCGACCCCATCACAGAGAAGTTTATCTACTTCCTCCTAGGCGTAGTCGGGGGATGGGTGATGACCGTCTTCCAATTCTACTTCGGCTCCTCAAAGGGGTCGTTGATCAAAACGCTCGAACAGACCGAGACACTTCAAAAGTTCTTGGGGAAGGGAGGTGAAAATGCCTGAGAAGAAAAAGAAGGATGTCACCCTGTCGCCCAACTTTATGTTGAGTGAATTCCAGGCCGACAAGGACACTCACAAGGTGAAAGCCTCCGAGATCGACAAGGACCTTCTCAACCACCTTGAGTTGATGAGATTCATTGGTGGTGGGGACGATAATCCTCTCGTCATCAACGATGGCGGAGGGTACCGGTCGAAGAAGTACAATGAGGACGCTGGAGGAGTCGACAACTCATCCCATACCAGGGGACGAGGAGCCGACCTCAAAGTGGAAGGCGGCCAGGACCGTGCGAGGCTCGCTGCGTGCCACGTCCTCGCGTGTGCTGTGGAAGCTCACGCGATGTCCAAAGAGAAGGCCCGAGTGATCTTCACGATGATGATGGAACAGACGTTTGGCGGTCTCGGAATCGCTGACGGGTTCGTCCACGTCGATGTGGAGAAGCCCGGTGGGAATCTCCCGAGAAAAGGTACCCGCCCTGGAACGTGGGGCTACTAGGCCTTTGAATTCAGGTTAAACCCCAGGACATAATTACTGTGTCCTGGGGTTTTCTTTGTCTAAGAGATTTTAGGTACGGTCACCCCAGATTCGGTCTCGCCTCGAGCAGATCGAAGAATTCCGACCGGAGGTCGCTATCGGTTTCGAAGATCCCCCGAACCGCCGAAGTCATCGTCTGGACCCCAGGCGCCTGAGCACCTCGGACCGTCATACACGTATGCTCGGCCGACATCACGACAATGACGCCCTTTGGACCGAGGTGCTTCCAGAGCGCGTCTGCGATATTCTGAGTGAGGTCCTCCTGGATAGTGGGCCGACGCATACCAAGGCCCTTCACGAGGCGCGCAAACTTCGAGAGGCCGATGACCTGCCCGTCCGGGACATACCCGATAGCGGCGTGTCCAAAGAACGGGAGAAAGTGATGTTCACAGAGTGCGCGGACGGGAATCTTGGTCTGGACGACGAGATCCTTTGAGTCGCACGGGAACGTCTTCATCACGGACTTCGGGTCGAAATGCTGGAAGAACTCGTTCCACATCTTCCACACTCTTCGAGGCGTGTCCTTCAAGCTCTCGTCGGTCCTGATATCGCCTCGGAAGAGAATGTTGAACATCTCTCGAAGTGCCCATTCGGGCGTCGGATCTTCATCCCCTCGAGTGTGGAGCCAATGCATCTGTTCTCGAATCATCACACACCTCTTTCTGTTCCCCAAAGTAGGACGTGGAGTTGGGGAAGGACGCCCACGTCTATCAGTTTGGTTTGATATGGTCCGCACACCATCTCGGCCAACCAACGAGTTCGGTTGAGGATGTTCGATTCGAGCTCGATGGAACTCCTCAACAAATCAGGCTCGTCCTGAGGTGTTCCTGCACTCAGCCACATTTCTGCCTTCGGGAAGTTCTGGCGGACTCTCGTCGCATATTCGAGATCCTCCATATTGAAGATCACGACTTTGAAAGCGACCCTCCCGTACAACTCCCCGATCTGGCGGCATTCTTTGAGGATGTCCCAATCGGTCTCCATTCCCGAGGAGGGGGGTTTGGGAGAGAGGATGAGATGGTCAACCAACTCCATCGCTCTCGGGAAGGGTACCGCCGATCCCTGGGTCTCCATCGCAACGTGAAACCCCTCGGCGTGAAGATCTTGGATGAGGAGTCGGGTGTTGAAGAGAGCAGGATTCCCGCCTGAGAAGGTTATCCAGGAACCAGGAAGATCTGAGAGTTCGAGGCATCGATCCACGATCTCCTTCCGAGCCATCCTGACGACCTCGCCCGAGGCCTTCGCAGCTCGAACCTCTTCAGCGTAGGCTGCGTACTTTGTGTCACACCACGAACATCGATAGTCACATCCAGCGAACCTGACGAAGAGAGTTTGGCGGCCGATCATCGATCCTTCGCCCTGGATGGTTGGTCCGAAGATCTCAGAAATGGGGAAGGTGAGAGCGTCACTCATTCGCATTTCCTTTCCCCGTTCCTCAACGCCTGGAAGTAACGCCAATCGAAGTCAACCTCGGTAACCCGAGCAGACGTCTTTGCCGTTTCCTTCACAGTGACCTCGATATGGATGGTGGGGACGATGTTCTCACGGATCACTCCAAAGATGTAGTGAGCCATATTCTCCGCGGTGGTTCGGAAGGGGAGAATCTCGTTGAGGTATTGGTGATCCCACTTGTCCACGATCTGCTCATTGACGAGTCGACCAAGGTGGTAATAGTCCATCACGAAGCCCTCATCCGAACACCCCTGAGATTTTACCAAGGCGCCTTTGAGAGCGACGATCAGAACGTAGGAGTGTCCGTGAGGTCGAGAACACTTTCCAGGTTCCCCGTCAGGACCTTTGTGGTTGGGGAGGTGGTGGCCAGCCTCGAAGTGGAACTCTTTGGTGATAATCGCTGACGGATTCACACCAACGACCTGATTTTCAATGTCCATTATCCTGCTACTCCTTCCGTGTTGAAGTGAATGATGAGAGCCCAATCCCCTTCCGTCTGTTCGGGACGGATGTAGAGAGGTGCGAGAGCCGTGGCCAATACCACGTACCGCGTTCCCACAGAACTGATAAGGTGGGATTGGACTTCGACGGGTTCCGAGACCAGACCATCGTGGTGAACCTTCACCTCCCCCGACAAGGTGATTCGGAGCTTCTCCTTGACGATGAGCTCCTTGAAATCCTTGACGGTGTTCTCAGGATACCCGTGGAGGGCGAAGAGGTGGCGAAGTCGCTCCCTCAACGCCATCGCTGTGAGGGGTTTCCTGATCGTGATGAATGTCGTGCCGATATTGTCCATTACTGTCTCCCTTCGATGACGATGTCCGTGATCCGAGTTTTCTTGCGATTGATTCCCTCGATGTTCGCTTCAATGGTGTTGCGTGCGAAGAGTTCGTAGATGTTGACCGTCGATTCCTGGCCGTGTCGGTAGAGGCGATCCTGCGCCTGTTCGTTGATCTTCGGGGTCCAATCCTTATCGAAGAAGATCCCGTTGGCGGCACATTGAAGGTTGAGACCAACGCCGCCCGCCTGGATGGTCGTGAGAAGGATCTGTGCCGTCGGATCGCTGTGGAAGGTATCCACGATGGCCTGGCGGTCCTCCATCGCGACATCACCCGTGATCTTATCGGATGAGATACCAGCGAGGTCGAGGACCTTCTGGAATTTGTCGATGACCTTTTTGAATTGAGAGAAGATGACGAATTTCTGTCCTTCCGCGTCCTCGATGAGATTGAGTGCCGCGTTGGCCTTCGGGCCGACGAGCGGGTCATTATTCTCAGGATCCATCAACGTCGGGTCGATGGCGATCTGGCGAAGGCGCGTCATTTGGGCGAGTGGGATGCTGGCGAAGACCGTTTTGTCGTCGAGTTCCGCGAGCATCAACTCTTCCATGTCGGTGTACTGTTCGGACTGTTTCCCTTCGAGGTCCACGTAGACCTTGGTGATGATCTTCTTGGGCATTTCGGGGAAGACTTCTTCCTTCGTCCTGCGAATGAGAATCGGGTTGAGGATGGCGCGGAGGTGAACGATCTTCTCGTTGGTCGGATCATCGATGTCCTCGACCTCCATCCCGTACCCGTTGTTGTAGACGTCGCAGAACGTCTCGGCGTATTTCCAATAACCGCGGAAGACCTTCGGGAACATAACGTGAAGGAGCGGCCACAATTCCGAGGCGGTGTTGAGGATCGGAGTTCCCGTTGCACAGATCACGTAGGGGACATCCTTACAAACCGCTTTGATCGCGTTGAAGGTCTTCGTCTTCCGACCTTTGAAACGGTGGGACTCATCGATGATGACCATATCCCACTTCACCATCTTCAAAGCAGGGAAGGCGATCTTTCCGCGTTTCATCGACTTCTGGCCCGTCCTAGGATCCTTGACCTCCTCCATCCCCATTCCGAAGAGTGCCTCGAAGTTGGTGATGGTGATGGTTGAAGCCTGGTCAAGGTATTGAAGTTCCCGTTCTTCCGCGTCACCCTTAATGACGTGAGCGTTGGCTTCGGGGTACCACTTATCGCACTCCCGCTTCCAGTTATCCTTGACGTATCCAGGACAGATCACAAGGACTCGTTTGAGATTGAGGATCCGTGCGGTCTCGATACACTCGATGGTCTTCCCGAGACCCATATCGTCTCCGAGGATGGACTTTTTCTGTTGGACGAGACGTTGGACGCCTTCCTTCTGGAACGGGTAGAGGCCTTCGTTGAGGAGATATTGAACGTCGGGGTGAGGCTCGATCTCGATTCCCTCCACAGGAATGTCGGGCCAGGTTTCGAGGATCTGGGCGATGACGAAGGGGTCGTTGACCATCTTCCAGGCTTTGAGTTGGCCGTCCCAGCCCTTATACCCGAAAATGGATTTGGCCTTCGGGCGATCCTGGAAGGGGACCTTCAACCGAAGCTCGTTCCCCACCACCGTCAGGTAGGTCTCCTCGGGTTCGGATCGCTGGGTAGGAGCGGCCTTCGGAGCTTTGAGTTCTCCCGAGATGAGTTCCATCTGCGATTTGGGGATCCACATATTGTCGAAGAAGGTGGCGACCTTGAGTTGATCATCGAGGGCCTTAGCGTCCGAGAAGTCGGGTCGAGGGACTCCGAGCTTTTCGCAACACTCGGGCCCGATCCCCACAACTCGGCTGACGGGGTTTGTGAGCTTCCGCCCACATCGAGCGCAGTTAATCGCTGGTCCAGTCCGGATCGTACCTTTGACGAGAATGGCCTTCTCGGTTTCTCGGATCAGGTCGACTTCGATCTCACGGGTGAGGTGTCGGTCCTTTGCGAGCCAGGCGGGAATTCGGAGTGTGGCGCTCATCTGGAAGCCCGCTTGTAAACGACCCAAGGCAAAGAGGAGAAGAATCCAGTGGTGAGAACTCCGTGGTCTGTCCCCTCGTAGGCCCACTGGTTCGTGAGCTCGTGAAGGTACACCTTCGTGATTTTGACGGTTTGTCGTACCTGATCGCTGAAGCCAATAAAGAGGGTGTCTCCGATGTTAACGTTGGGGCGGGTCGCTGTGTAGTTGGGACGGGATTCGATCTTCATTCCATTTACTCCTTTCGACCTGCCTATTATTATAGTGCTTTCTCAGAAAAAATCAACCGTTTTCTGAAATTAATAAGGAAGATCTGTGCCGACGGCTTCCGAGACGAGTCCTGAGAGTTCATCGTTGTACTCATCCAGGCTGTCCTCGACGGTGAGGTCCTCGATCTGTGAGGCGAGGTCTTCGAGTTGATCTGCCCACTCCTCATACCCCTGAGCGAGTTCGGCCTGTGGACCACCACCCCCGAAATACCCCTCCGCATTGGACTCCATTTCCTGGCCAATCTCCCGAGCGGTCTCGGCGGCCTGTTGGATAGCGGATGAGAGGTCTTCTCGGTTGTCGTAGACCGCGTCCATCTCCTCGGCGGATTCGAGTTCACCATAGACCTCGCTCTTTCGGGACTGGGTGAGCTGAGAGCGTTTGGGGTAGGTCTTCGAGACCCGTTTCCCGCCATAGCGGAACTCCCACCAATAATAGGAGTCGCCTTTCTCGACTCCGTTCCCGTGAGCTTTGCGAGCCTTCTTGACGAAATGTACTCTCGGCATTCTACCCTCCTTTGGTTGGTGATAAAGAAGTGGGGCCCTTTCGGACCCCTGAGGAATTCATCGGTTCCTCCTTTGGTTACCTGTAATCGCTGAGGTATTCTTCGAGGCCTTCCTTGTCGCCCTTGGCGACGAAGGCGGCCGCTTTGTCCCAGGAGATACCGAATTTCGTGCAGCACTCGGGACCGATCCCGATGGCGACCGAAGTGGGGTCGGTGAGGACCTTGTTGCACTCGCGACAGAAGACGCCGCCGTGCCAATCCGCGAGCGAGCGGTGCCAGTTCTCCTTGCCTTCCTGCCAGCGGCCCATCCCGTCCATCGTGAGCCAGCCACCGAGGCGACCGATCTTCCAGAAGTACTCGGTGTAGTCGCCGAGGACCGACTCCTTGGTGGTCTTGACAGTGACGATGAGCTCGCCCTCTCCGTACAGCTCATCCGCCGGCCCGACGCTGAGCCACGAGATGGTCTCGCCCTGGTGGTCGGTGAGGTAGTTGAGCATCGCGTCGAGCTTCCGCTTCTGGAGCTCGTTGACCTCGACCTCTTCCGTGAAGGACGCCTCGGGGGTCGAGAACGTGTAGGACTCGTGGACCGTTTCGGAGATCGGAACGTAGTCGGAAGGCGACCGCTTTGCCGTCTTCCGCATCTTTGCGAGTTCCGCCTTGGAGGCTTCGATCTCCTCCTCGGTCATCTTCTCGTACCCGCGGACCTCTTTGTTGACGTCCTTCATATTCGAATGGTCGGACGCCTCGCCGAGGACTTCGACCGTCACCGAGTAGGTGGCGTCTTCGAGCTCGATGACGACCTCAAGGCCGTTCTCCAGCTCTACCTCGTACCGGTTGTTGTTGTTTTTGATGTCGGTTGCCTTGATCTTTGTCGCCATGTCGTGCTCCCTTCTTCTATTATTATAGTTATTCTGGAGCAAAAATCAACCGGTTTTTCAAAAAAGTTTGAAAAAGGTTGCCCCGCCGGGTGCACCAATCCCGACGAGGCAACGGGCCCGATTCCTAAAGGAGCGAAAGGGAACCGAGACCACATATTATATCGATGGGGGTACGCGGATCTTTGTTTTGTCGAAATTGGTGATGAGGAACTTCACGACCTTTTGGGTGACCTGGATGGTGACGAAGACACCGAACAGGGTACCCGCAAAGAAGATGAGTGCACCGGTGAGAAGATTGTAGATCATTTCCCATCTCCGATCTCGACTGTCTCCTCCCACGAATGGTCTTTGGCGTCGCCCCAATTCTCTCCAATGGAGATGTCACAATCCAACTTCACTCGGGAGGTGATATCGATAGGACAGTTCTCTTCCATCTCGTAGCGAATGAGGGGAAGGACTTCGTGGTAACATCCTCGGCGGATTTCGAAGAGGATGGAATCGTGTACGGTAGAAACGATGCGAGCCTTTTCAGGATCTAACTGAGGATCGAGTCTCGCCAGAGCGGTGAGGCACACGTCAGACGCGAGAGACTGTACCGGAGTATTGACAGATTGGCGTTGAATGTCTCCGAGGTTGTCATTGAGGATGAGCGGGAAGCGCCGACGGCGTCCAAAAGGAGTTTCAACGTAACCGTGCTCTGCGGCGAATTTGTGCTGTGACTGAATCCAGGTATGGAGTCCAGAGAATCGCGCCAGGAATCGATCAATAAAGCTCTGTGCTTCTTCGACAGGACAATGGAGTTGTTGGGTAGCGAGAGAGTACGCTCCACGACCGTAAATGATCCCAAAGTCGACCCACTTCGCCTGGTACCGTTCTTCATAAGTGATGTCCTCCATTGGTTTCCCGAGGACCTCCGACGCCACCAACGTGTGGATGTCGAGGCCATCCCGATACCCCTGTAAGAGGAATTCATCGTTGGAGTAGTAGGCGGCGATTCTCAGTTCGAGCTGCGAGTAGTCAACCTCGGAAAGAAGCCATCCATCCTCTGCGATGAATGCGCGTCTGACGAGGGGTCCAACGAGTTGGGGTATGTTTTGGAGGTTTGGACTCCGCGCGGACAGACGACCGGTCTCGGTACCAAAGAGTAGAAAGTCCGCGTGGATCCTATCATTCTCATCCACCTTCGAAAGGATCCCCTTCACATAGGTAGATTTGAGTTTGGACTTCAATCGATAGTCGAGGATGGTTTGGGCGAGGGGACAGACTTTGGCGGCATCGATAAGTACCGCCTTCCCGGTAGATTGGTTTGCACCGATCACTCCCAATTTGCCGTGTAGGATCTCCTTAACCTGTTTGGGTGAGTTAGGATTGAAGTCGTCTTTCCCACTCTCCTCCTGGGCCTGTTTGAGAAGATCTTGGATCTCCACGTCGAGATCAGTTCCGACTGATTCGAGGTAGGGGACATCGATCTTAACTCCTCGGTCTTCGATTCGGCCCAACGCCATAGAAGCTGGAAGAAGGATCTCATCGTGTACCCCCATCAACTTTCCAGTGAGTTCTAACTCCTCGAAGACGTTGTCCACAACCATCGCAGTATAACGGATATCCAGTGCGTGATACCAATATAGCTCCTCCATTTGTTTTGGGTCGGTGTGGTCGAAGGTTTTGAAGTCGATAGCATAATCGGGAGCCAGAGCATATTTGGCTGCGAGTTTTTTGAGTGAGTGCGTCCCCTGGCGCTCATCCAGCGCGTAATGCCCGAGGAGCGAGTCGAAATCCGGAGCCCATTCAATTCCCAGGTCGGCTCGAAGGAACCGAACATCGAATTGTGGACCGTTATGACCCGCCCACCAAATATCGTCTCTCTCAATAATCCTTTTGAGTTCCGCGAGATTATCAGCATCCCGAAAGGTTGATTCCGGTATAACGTAGAGATCTGTTTCCGTAGATGAGATCCCGATAGAGATGATGCGGTCGTGGAGAGGATCCACACCGGTCGTCTCGAGATCAAGGAACCCCTCACCGGAAGCTTCAAGTGCCTTCTCCATCTTCTCGATCCCTTTGGGAGTCTCGATGTAGAAGTAGGTAAGCTCGTCCGGAGGTTCCTGTACCTTCTCGGCGCCTTGTAAACGAGTCCACAATTCAATATCATCATAAAGATCCTTGAAGAGGCCAGGACTGTTCAATACCGCGCCAGGATGAACTGTCGGGATGATGTAGCACTCGAACTCGTCCGACCAGATCACCGTTCCGCGGAATTTCATAATACCTGGGGCGTCAGGGAAGAAAGAGTGGACTGCGTCATTCCCACAGAGTAGGATAGCGGAAGGTTCGAGTTCTTCGAGCTCCATCATCAATCGGGGGCGACACGCTGCGATGGCTTCTTCCGCGGGATCCTCTTTGTGAGGAGGGCGGCACATACACGCAGTCGCCAGATAGACGAGGTCAGGGTTGTTACCCGCACCTTCAACCGCCGCTCGAAGAATCTGGCCGAGGCCTCCGACAAACGGAGTACCCTCGACCACTTCGAGTTGGTTGGGAGCGGAGCCGACGATGACGGGACTTCCCTTTGGCGCCTCAAACGAATGGACACAGGGTTGGTCATCGAGAGGACAGCTCTCACAGTTCTTAATGGGGAACGTCACCGGCCACCGTCCTGAACTGGTTGATGTTTTTCAGTGCGAGGTCTGTGGGAATGTCGTTGTCCCCGAGGTTGAAGAACCCGGGAATGCGTTTGGGATACTTCGGGGTCCCGTTCTTACTCAGGTCCACGCCTCCCCACGCATACACGAGGGGTTTCCCCGAGTCAATCCCACGGATCGGGAAGGGGCCTTTGTCCTCGAGATTGTGGAGGAGGATGAGTTGCCAAAGTTCACGGCCCCACCCCAACATGTGAATTGCGGAGACCTTGGCGTGCCAGGTTCGAGCTGCGAGTTCCCAGATGGTCTGGACTCGACCTTGGAGCCCGCCATCCCAGTTCTCGTAGTCCTTTGAGATCCCGATGGTATCCACACCGAGGTCGATGAGCTCTTTGGCGCATCGGTTCCACTCGGGAATTGTGGTCCCCTGAGGGACGCCCATAATGGAGGCACCAAACTCTTTGAAGTGTCCGATGTGCTCCTTGGCGAAGTCGATGGTATCCTCAGCGTTGAAGAGGCGGTCGGGTAGGACAACTTCGGAGGGATTGATGGCTCTGACGGCGTGGTCCATCGCACTCGTCAGACCCTCTCCGAGTTCGTGGGCGGAGTTGTCCAGGATGATGAAATCACCTCGTTGAGAAGCCTCCGAATAGAACTGGAGGTAGGTCGGATCGCTCTCAACGAGATGGCACAAAGCGAGGTGGTACCCCGTCACAGCGTACTTCGGGAGTAGCTGTGACGGGGCGATGATCGCGGTCCTCACTTAGATGCTCCGACGCCGTTTCTTCTTCGCGGCACCCTTCTTCGCCTTGGTGGCGGGTTTCCTCTTCTCGTCGGCAGCGCCACCATCGATGGACAGGACCTCATCCACCTCGTTGCGCTCCTTCCCGCTCTGGTTGGTCCCGATCTTCAGGACGAGGTTGACCTCTTCCCCGAAGTAGTCGGTCGGGTCGAGATCGAACCCGTCAGGGTCGTTCAGGACCTCGGGATCCTCACCGAGCGCCGAGAGGACCTCTTTCATCTTCCAGAGCGCCTTGGGCGAGAAAGACGTGATGGTCCAGGCTTTCCCGGGATGGTCGTTCAGTTTGAACTCCCAGTTGATGTACGGGAACTTCCCCTCCTCTTTCGGGGGAACCTCTTTGGCGTCGATGAGGGTGGCTTCGTAGACTCCGCTCGGGAGGACTTCGAATTCACCTCCATCACCTACATCGCTCAGATTGACGTGTACCATACTCTACTCCTCTCCTTCTTCTTCTTCATCGATGTTGGGCGGTGCTTCCCCGAGGAGGATGTCGAGCATCCAGGGGAGGTTAGGCCGATCCAGGTAGTCGCCGAGGATTCCGCCTTCGGAGCGATCCTTGGCCATATACCGTTCTGTGGGTTGGACGCAAAGGGAGCGGAAAGAATCCTCTTCCCCCTTCTCCTCAACGACCGCGAGGTAGCCGATTGTGTCAACGAGTCCTGGGAGTTCCATCACCAATCGACCTGTGAGGGCGGGACGGTATTGCATCTTTCTCGTCCGAGCGTCTTCCACTTCGAGTGCAGCCGAGGTGAAGAAGACGTGGAGAGGAAGGTCACGGAAGAACCTGATCAGGCGTCGCATTTGTGCGATGGAACGCATATAGTCGTCCCGGTATGCGATGTCCTTATCGTGGGCGTCGTTCGCATCGATGGCCTCGCCTACGATGGTCGTCAGGTTGAGGTAGTTGACCTCGGAGAGGGAATCGATTCCCACCGACTTATAGTCGTGGTCATCGTCGGCCAGGAAATTGTAGACGATGTTAAAATCCTCCCACTCGCGGATCTTCACGGCGTGTGCCATATTGATGTCGCAGGGGACCTTTCCGAGGTCGTTGATGTCGATCCGTTTGAACTTCGATTTGATGGATTTGAGTCCACCCTCGAAGTCGAGGAGCAACATTGGACTGATTCGGTCGTCTCCAACTCCCGTTCCGAGGAGTGTGGTCTTCCCGTGGCCCGCGGGAGAGAAGACGATCATCTTCATCAAATTCTCTTCTTCCAGTCGGGGTGGGAATGCGGCCTTCTTCGCGGCCGCCTTCTTTGGAGGTGGATTCTTCTCCTCGGTCCCCTCGTCAATGACGGGATCGGGAGCGGGATCCTCCTTCTTCTTTCTTCGTCGAGTTGCCATTACTTTCCTTCTCCTTTCTCGATGAAGTTGGCTCGGGCCAGTGCGTGGACGTCTCCACCTTCGCTCTCGCACTTACAGAGCATCGTGAAGGGGCAGCGCCAGGTACAATCGTAGGTTTGGGATGGATACCAAGGAGTGTTCTTCGAGGTCATCTCCCTGGCCTCGCTTCGGAGTTGGTGAGTGAAGTTTAAGAGCTCGGTCGGGGTACGGTAGACGTGGTGGCGAGAGAAGAAGAGTTTGGGAGCGAGCTTCGCTTTCATCTCCTCGTACTCGCTCGGGTCGAACCCTTCCGCGATGAGCGCGGCCTCGTAGATGGGCCAAGTCGTGTCGCAATCCGCTCTCGACATCCCCTTCCCACTCTTCAACACTTTCGGTATTTTGGGGATGGACTTCTTCGCCTGGTTGAAGATCGCCCCGACCACGTTGGTGTTCGTCGCCTGACCATATCCCCACAGGTAGGTCGTCATCTGGTCGTCCAGATAGAGGGCGTCGGGTTGGGTGAAGGACGTGACGAATTTGTGGTCCACGACCCAGAACCGATCCGACTTCGCAGGATCCCGGACGACGAGGTCGACCACGCCGACGAGGTAGGAGACGGTTCCAGGGATTTTGACTTTGAACTTCTCCTCGATCCCGACGATGAGCTCAGGGTCGAAGTCGGTATTGGCGTAGTGCGAGAAGTAGTGATGGAGGACGCCAATGATCACCGTTTGGAGTTCGTTGACCTCGGTCACTTCTTCGGGCGTCATGTATTTGCGAGAGTCGCGGAGGTAGGTGAAGAAAACGCTTTCCGCTTTTGACACCGCACGGAGGACTCTTAGCTTCTTTGGTTTGTCGCGGAGTTTCTTATCGCAGAGGTCGGTATACCAAACCTCCAACGCTTTGTGCCCTGCGACCCCTGCGAGCATCTTCGAGTTCTTTACTCGAGGTTGAAGCTTCCAGAGGTAATCATACTTCCACTTTCGGCGGCACTCCTTGAAGGTGCTGCGTGAACTTGCGGAAATACGCCTCGGTGGTAGCAGTTCGACTTTTTTCGGATTTGAGTCCTTTGATAACGGCCGGTTCAATTTCCACCTCCAGGGTGCCTTTGATGACGTCCTGGAAGCTCTCATACGCAAAAGCGATTGCGTGATGGACAGCGTCCCGGACGTGGTTAGAACGGATCTCCCGAACCTCATGGCGGCGTCTCGCTGCCTCCATCATACCGGGTGGGCGGAAAAGACACGGAAGGCCTACCGAGTCGACAAGGAGACGAATCATCCCCATCACCTCGATGGCGTATTCATTGAACCCGACCGTCTTATTTGCGACCTTCTCACAAAGGACCTGAGCCGGGAAAAGAAGTTGACCACCCTGTGTGAAGAGGGCGGGGTGGAAGATAAAAGAGAGGTGGCTCAGCTCCCTCAATTCAAGTCCATTTCGGACGAGCATTCGCCCATTGGCCTTGTCGACTAGGCAGTCCGCAAACCCGGTCGTCACGCCTGGATCGAAGGAATAGATGCGAACCACCTCGGGTGGAACAGCGAGAGGTTTCTGGACGATGGGGCCAGTCGGGAAGTCTTTGACGTTATCCAAGGCCTTCCTCCTTCTCCCCTCGGCGTTCCGACAGGATTATCATAATCCCGAAAAGACCATAGTTGACGGTGTCAATGAGGTTGTCGAGGATGTCGTTAACAGCCACAATCCTCTCATCCTCAGAGTCAATCGATTTGGGGAGACGAGCGATCTTCTTCTCCGCCCCGAGGATGCGCGTCGATTTGTCGTAGAGCATAAAGGAGATGTCCTGGATCCCGTGCGGGAAAGTTTCGAGGATCTCCATAAACTCGTTCCGTCCCACAGCATCCTTCTCGTCCAACATCGCGGCACACATTTCGCGGGCCTGGGCGAGGAGAGTGGCGGTCGGGATTCCGTGCCGAGGGAAACCCACGTCACCTTCACAACACGGCGGTACACCTCCGAGCTCGGGGTAAGATCCTGTGGTAGTTTTGGGGACCGCCATCTTACTCTCCAATCGAGTAGATGGACTCGGCCTCGATGTCGATTCCACCTCGGGGCGCCATCCGAGCGAAGACGCGGAGAGACGCAGGTTCGCAGACTTTGACGAGATCGTCTCGGATCTGGACGACGAGCTCTTCAATGAACTGTCCTGTCTCGCGGAATCCTCGAAGGTACAATTTCAGCGCCTTCGATTCGATGCACAGCCCGTTCGGGTAGTAGGCGATCCCGAGCTCATAGAAATCGGGTTGGCCCGTTTTGGGGCACAGGGACGTGAACTCGTCCGTGTTGAAGGTGATGAGGCCGACGCCTTCGGGAGCGGGAAAGGTCTCGATCTGGTCGGCCGTGATGGAGTCGGGATTGGGGTTGTTCCCGAGGAGGTTGAGATGTTCGTGACGATCGCTCATTCGGCCACCTCCTTTACGAGGATCGGGTCATCGATACCGTTGGCTTTGAAGGCGGCGGCCCGTTCGAGGCAGGTCGGGCACTTCCCACAGGGGTCAATGTCGCCTTCGTAACACGACCAGGTAAGGTGGAAGGGGGCCTCGAAGTCCATTCCCATCTTCACCACCTCGGCCTTCGTGAGTTTGACGAAGGGAGCGGTGAGGGTGACTTTCTGGCCCGTCCCGGCGAAGATCGCAGAACGCTGGTAGGCGACGAAGGTCTCGGTACAGTCGGGATAGGCGCCACCTCGGGAGTCGGTTGCGTGAGCCGCGTAGGCGACAGCGTCCGCTCCAACATTGAGAGCGTGAGCGGCAGCGATGGAGAGGAAGATTCCGTTCCGATAGGGGACGTAGGTTTCGGCCACGCCCGTCTTCTCGATGAGTTCCTCATAGGTCCCGGTCGGCATAGGACCACCACCCGTGAGAGGGTTGGAAGGGTTGTCGGTGAAGAGACGACCGAGGTTGAATTTCTTCACCTCTGTGATCCCGTAGTAGAGAGCGACTTCGAGAGCCGCCGTGAGCTCCTTGGCGTGGCGTTGGCCATAGTCGAAGGAGACCGGGACCACCTCGTAGTCGAGCGCCTTCGCCCAGGCGAGGAGTGTTGTGGAATCGAGTCCCCCAGAAAGGAGGACGACCATCTTCTTCATTCGGTACCTCCTTCGTGATGTTTGATGACATACTCCTCGTAAGGGAGGAGAAGGTCCTCGGGAGGATCAACGTCGAGGATCTCTGCCAATTTGGCAAAGGCGTCCTTTCGGATGATCGGTGTGGCGCTGTTTTCTTGCGCGGAAAGATCAACCTGGTTGATCTTCACCTTCGCAGCGAGCGCGGTTTGGTTAAGGCCGAGCTTCTTTCGAAGAACGGAGAGTGTCCTCAACGGTTTCACTTCCATTGGTTTTCCTGCCATTCTATCCTCCTAATTTGCTATCGTAGGTGATGGATCCATTCCGGGATCAAAGGCCTGGTCGAGCATCCGTTCCATCTCAGTCCATTCGAGGTCTCCAAAAAGAGTTTCATCGTAGGAGAGATCGCAATGGAGAGAGTGAGCCTTCTTCAGGAAGTCCTTCCAAAGAGTTCGAAGCTCCCTGATCGCTGTGATGTCGCAATTGTTACGTTGAGCGTGGATGTAGTCGGGCGTCGATGAGTAGAGTAGGAGAGCGTAGAACGTTGAGAAGGTGTTGAAAAACGCAATCGACTCTTCCGAGAAGCCTCCGTTGAAAGTGTTCCCGACGGATTGGACTCGAACGGTGTGGATGAGGATGTTGGTGATCTTCTTGTTGAAGACTCGAAGCGCTTCCTCCCGAGTGATGGATTCGTGCTGTGGGGGGCTCATCGGTTCTGCTCAATTCTGGTAAGTCGGAGGACTTCCTTCCGGAGCTCTTCTCGAGTGGTGAGAAGCTTTTTGATCTCTTTTCGCTTCTTATTGAGGAGAGAGTCCTTCCGTTTCAAAGACTTCGCCATCCTGTCGATTTGGCAGTATGGACATCCCTTATACTCCTTCGGGATGTTGAGAGTTGCGTTGAGGTGGCGACACTTCTTCATTTTTTGAAGCTCCTCGCGTGGAGGTCTTTGGCCGCGGTCTGGGCGTTCTCTTCGAGGTAGGCGGCACACCCGGGACAATAATCACCGCGCACCTCCACGCTGACCTGTCCCGAGTGCGCTCCTACTCTTTGATGAACTGGAAGGTCGATGAGCGGCTTCTCGGAGTGCTCAGTGACAACACACAGGACCATATCGCAGCGATCACAAACGATTCCTTCTGTGAGTTCGGCCATCACGACCTCGCCCTTCGTCCGCGGGATGGCGTCTCAACTATGAGGCGAACACGATCCTCATAGAAGCCATCGAGCACAGCCGGAATGTCACGAGGATTCACAATCAGTGTCAGGTTGATTCGTGAAGTAGATTGGCCTCCGCAAAAGTGGGGGTTAGGAACCTCCACATCCATTCCGATGTGCTCGATGGCGTCTAGGTAATAGGCACCGGCAGGTAGTTTTGTCTTCATATTACATCCTGTGGGTTGGCACCGTCGATGGTGGGGAGGACGAAGACGATAGCGGTATGGGGTCGGACCCGAGCCAATCGGACGAGCTTCCAGGCGGGATCGGCATCATTCTCAACTGGATCGCGGGGCACTACGATCAGGAGGTTGACCTTTGAGAGGAAGTCTCCTACGCCGAGGGTCGTAGTGGTCACTCCCAAACCGTTCCGACGTTCACAATGTGCAGATCCTAGGGAATCGGCCGTGTGCACAATTCGTCGGATGCCGTGTTTCGCTGCGAGCTTATCGAACTGGTTGTCGGGCCCGACCAAACCGAAATGGTGAGCGGATTTGATGTCGGGCGTGTTGAGGATCACCGTCTCGATGTGCATCAACTTGTGCTGATCGAGGATTTCGGGATCGGAGGCGAAGAAGCCTAGGTGCGTTTCGTTCTTCATATTTCGATTATAAGATATGGTTATAGGAAAATCAAGAACTCTTTTTCAGAGGTTTGTTTTTCCCGATAGGTTTGAGAATCTCCTCCCGCTTTTCGGGGACCGCGGGAGTAATCTTCTCTGTGATCAGAAACCAGTTTCCTTCGCAGTCAATCCCGAGGACATCCCCCTCACGGGTGTTGATTGTGTGGATAGGTTTTCCGGGCCGCTTTCTGGTTGCCATTTTAGTCTCCTTCGACTACGATCTCGACTCTCCAACCCTGGAGGTTTTTCATCGTCCAGTTTTCGAGCTTCGTGATCAGGTACGGACCAACCCGATAGGGTTTGTTACTGGCGAGGTCCGAGTTGATAGATTCCCTGACGATGTCCTTCATCGCAGGCGTGAATGTTCGCGTTGAGTATTTGTGAGCACCTTTGGAGGCGTAGTCCAATGTGGTGATCCATTTTGTCGCGGTACCTTCAATGAGAGTGATCTCGGATCCCTCATCGTTGAATCCACAATCGCAGGCCAGCCCGATCTTCTTCCGATCTGTGAGAAGGAACCGTTTGGTCTTCTCGTCTCGTTGTTGGAATGAGTCGGAGTGGATATTGTATCTGTCGAAGGCGAGCTGGATCGCTTCTAAGATTGGTTTGGTCGTCGCCATCTCCGCCGCCGTGATGTCGAACTCGACAATCCATTCATTGATCGTCTCCTCCAGGTTCTTCGGACGGAACTCTTCATTGGGGTGAACTTCGAGGAGTCGGTAGAGGAGAGCGAGCGAGGGGGCGAGAGGTTTGAAGGAAGAGTCGTCAAAGAGGTTTCGGATACGTTGGCTGTATTTTCGAAGGACCCCAGGAAGGTCTGGCGCAACCTTGTTGGCCACCCACAGGATGTAGGCGGACCAGAAATCATTCCGGAGGTCGAGGAGATCCAACCAACACTCCTCCGTGAAGTTCTTCGTGGGGTATTGGGATTGGCTGATTTGAATGACGAGCGCTCGCCTGCGAAGTGTACTGTCGGCGAGTTCGGTCGTGGAGGTCACAGCGAATGGAAGGTGGACCCGTTGGTGGACGGTCCCGGTATCGGATCCCTGTGCTGCCATCTTCCGTGTGATTCCCGTGGAGGCGGTAAGGAAGAGCTTCTTCGTCGCCATCTCCATATTGTCGTAGTCGTCGAAGGGGACGAAGATTCCCGACTGGCCTTCTCGGTAGACACTCGCTTCGGTTGGTTGGCTCGGATTGGGGTCGCCAAAGATGATCGTGTTGATCAATTTGAGCGCCTGCGTCTTTCCACTTCCCGCCGCGCCACGTAGGTGGAGGATGGGGATGGTTTGGAGAAGAGGAGCGAGGCCACGCATCATTGGAATGGCGAGTGTGTACGCTTCGAGGACTTCGAGACCTATGTCCGAGGTGGCGAGGTTTGAGGTGAACCGACAGAAGAATTTGTCGAAGACCTTTTTGACGTCAACGGTCGGGTCCCATTCGATTGGCGGGAGGGGATCCTTTGGGCGTCGATGGAGGACCTCCGCTTTCCCGTTTGGTTGGAGGGTAGGTTCTTCGTTTGGCGGAGCGTAGATCACAGTTCCATCGAGGTCCGAGAGAACAGAGAAGGTGAGGGTGTCCGGATCGAAGTGCGACCATCCAACGAGCTCGATCTCTCGGAGGCCGTGGGTTGGAGCGAGGAGGTGGATGAGATTGTCGTGGATGGGAGTGCGAGGAGTTCGTCCAGCCATCATCGTCAACCAGAGTGAGTATCGACTTCGAGCGGTGAGGCTCACCTCGAAGGATTCTCCGTTTGGGAGGAGGAGGTAGCGGGAATCAGAATCATCGTCCTGAACGAACTCGGCGTTTGCCTTTTTGAGAGCTTCTCGTAGAGGGTAGATCAACTCTTCGTCTGGGAGCGTGATTCGTTTTGGTTTGACGGCGTTGGTCTTCTCGTCCGTGTAAGTTGTGAGTTGGTCAACGAGCGCTTTCAGGCCACGCTCTTTGTTGAGGTCGATGGTGAAGTCGGTGGGGGTAGGAGTAGGGGATTCGTCGGGAGGTTCCTGAATAGCAGACGAGATCGTGTGTACTGCGTAGGCGGTTCCGTCGCTCATCGTCTTTTGGGTGATCGGCCACCCCTCAGGACCATCCGTCATTAAGTAAAGGATCTCGCCTGGCTTCCAATTTCGTTTGAGGAGTTCACAGACGACTGACCAATCATTCTTCGACCGGTCGACCTTTGAAGCATCTTCCTTCCGTTTGATTGCGCCGAGGGAAGATGTGATTTGAGATCTGGTTTGTGGAGGAAGGTCTTTGAGGCGGGTGGTGAAGTCGACTGGGGATGGTTGGATGGAAAGGTCTTCGGGGAGTTTGATTTCCTCATTTCTGAATCGTTCTGAGGAGTACCTTTTGAGACCTTTCCGTTTCCCCTTTGGAGGTGTCGTCCAGAGAAGGTCGACCTCGTTTGGATTGTCGAGATCTTTGTAGTTGTGTGTACCAGGAAGACGGAGGACCTTTCCAACCGCCCAACCCGAGTCCCCTTTGAGGTCCTTGGCGAGAGCTCTCGTCTTCCGTTCGATTTCATATATGTCGGTGAGGGGCTCTCGAAGGCACCAATATACGTGAAGCCCATTCCCACTTTGGACGACGATGGATGGCGCTGGGTCGACCTCTTTGGCAGCCATTTTGAGGTCGTCTATATTGTGGAGACCTTTGTCGGGATTGATGTCGAGGTCCACCCACAGGACTGAGGTGCCGTGGGTCAACGCTTTGGTCCCGCGTTGGTTTCCTCTGAGTTGGTCTTTGAGGAGGGTCGTTCGAATGTAGACGTCTTTTTGATTCTCATCTGCGTCCTGGGCGAGCGAGATCAATTCGTCTCGTTTGTGGAGGGGGAAGGTGTGATTTTTCCAGGTTCCTGTTTTGGAATCTGAAATGGATAATCCAAAGTAGGTAGTAGGTACATCGGGTTGATTGTGGGCGATTGCGTCGAGTAGGATACCGGCTGCGTTTGATTTCACTGGCTCTCCTTCGTGGACCTTCTCGGGTTGGCGGCCCGGGTTACCATAATAATGGAAACGGGTTTCGAAATCAAGTAGGAGGTTGAAAGTAGTTTGGGACATCTTCACCCTACTCCTTTTTGCTATATTTATACTATTACAAACAAATACATATACATATACATACATACATAAATAGTAAGAATAGTAGGTATAGTAGGTTGTATGAGAATGCACGATTGTATATATACGCGCACGCGCGCACGCCCGCGCATGCGTCAATTGGTTTTTCTATAAGGGGGGCATTCTGCGCAAAATACCTACTACCTACTATTACTAGATTTTTGGTCTCGGATCGACTATAATAATGGTATGCGGAATTTGACTCATTCCGTTTCTCCTTCGACGTTGGACTTGGCGGCCCACGTCAACCTGTGGCGGGGTCCTTCGGGGCCCTGTTACTTTTTCTGTGGGAGACCTCTATGAAGGGGAGTGAGCTGGCTAAACCAGATAACGGAGGATCGTTCCCGAATGCGGAGCGGTGTTCGGCTATCGCTAAAGGTAGCGGCGAGAGGTGTAAGAATCCTGCGATGAATGGGTTGGGGGTTTGCCGGGTTCACGGCGGCGCTGGGATACGAGCTGCCGCAAAATCAAATTTGAGACACGGGCGCTACTCGACCTACCTCAAAGACTCAAATCTCAAAGATGCCATCAAAGATATGGAGGAGCGAGAGAACCCGCTCGATCTTCTTCCTGAGGTCGCAGCGCTTCGTGGCATCTTCACCGACTTCGTCAATCGATATGAGGAGAACCACGAGGCGTTGCTCCTTTGGGCTGATTCCTGGGAGTCGAAGGACGACGACTGGTCTCCCGGGAAGCCAAAGAAAGTGCTCGACATTGCGGATGCATATCGCATCCTTTCTGAGATTTCAAAGGTGGTGGAACGGATCGAGAAGGTCCGCGCCCAGAACGCTGTTTCTCGGTCTGACCTTCTTCGTATTATGCAGGAAATGGGACGAGTGGTTGAGAGGTACGTGAAGGACCAGGCCGTTTTGGAGAAAATTCAAGATGGCTGGCTCGCTGTCAAATTGTGACTATCTTTGGAGCGAGGTCCCCACGACTGTCGAGGAGGGGGTCCAGGTCGCAGCGTCAGCTCTCACCAAACCCAAACTGAAAGATCTTCCCCAACTCGATTTCAACCTCCATCCCAAACAGCTTCGAGCACTCAACTCCCCTGCGACAGAGATCCTCTACGGCGGCGCTGCCGGAGGGGGTAAGTCACATTTAATGCGAACGGCCGCCATCCAATGGTGCGCTCAGATCCCCAACCTCCAGGTCTACCTCTTCCGAAGGATCAGTGAAGACCTGCACAAAAACCACATGGTAGGTCCAACCGCCTTCCCCGAGATGTTGGGTCCGTGGATCGAAGCGGGGTTGGTGAAGATCACAGGATCGCCTGCCGTCGTCCACTTCCTTTTCAATGGAGCGAAGATTCATCTCTGTCACTGCCAATATGAATCGGATCGATTGAAGTACCTGGGAGCGGAGATCCACGTCCTCCTCGTTGATGAGCTCACGACATTCACCGACACCATTTACAAATTCCTGCGAGGTCGTGTTCGCCTCGGGGGACTCAACATTCCAGAACCCTTCCAAGGACTCTTCCCCCGAATCCTTTGTGGATCCAATCCAGGCCAGATCGGACATAACTGGGTGAAGGAAGCTTTCCGTCCGACGACCCATCCATTCAAAATCTGGAAGACGGGAAAGAAGGAAGGCGGGATGATGCGACAGTTCATCCCTGCACTTCTCAAAGACAACCCGACGATGGAAGAGGGGTACGCTGAGAAGCTGGAAGGCCTTGGATCCGCACACCTCGTCCGTGCGATGCTCGATGGCGACTGGGATATTGTCGCAGGCGGAATGTTCGATGACCTTTGGAGGCTCGACAAACACGTCATTCCAGCGACAGCGATTCCTATGGGGTGGAAGGTGGATCGATCCTTCGACTACGGGTCATCCAAACCCTTCGCTGTGTGTTGGTGGGCTGAGTCGAATGGCGACCCACTCGTCTACTCCGACGGGTCTTATATTAACTGTCCTAAGGGCACCGTCATCCACTTCAATGAGTTCTATGGATGGAACGGTGAGCCCAATCACGGGTCGAGGATGTTGATGAAAGAAGTCGCCAAGAAGATCAAAGAGAAGGAGGAGGCGATGATCGAGTCGACCCTGATCGCCTCCAAACCTGCGTCTGGACCTGCCGACTCTTCCATCTTCACAGTCGAGGATGGTCACTGTATCGCGGACGAGATGACCACGGCGGGTATCGCCTGGACCACCGCAAACAAATCTCCTGGCTCTCGAAAGGCAGGGTGGGAGAAGATACGAAGGATGTTGAAAGCGTCGAGCCAAAGGCCTATGGAAGAACCAGGCCTCCTCGTCTTTGATACGTGTCGTCATTTCATTCGAACGGTTCCTGTGCTTCCCAGAGATCCTAAGGATGAAGATGACGTGGACACTGATGCCGAGGACCACATTGGCGATGCAGCGAGATACCGCCTCGTCACCACACTCGGAGAAGTAGGAAGTACAAGGATTTTCTAAGATGGCTGAAAAGAAGGATGTAATCGCCAACCCCCGTCCTGAGTATTACGAGATGCTCACCGACTGGGAACTCTGCCGCGACCTGATGGAAGGTACCCGAGCGATGTGGAATGCCGCCACGAGATGGCTTCCCCAATGGGCGCCTGTGGAAGACGATCTCGCCTACACCAATCGATTGAAGGAGACCATTCTCTTCAATGGGTACGCTCGGGCGGTGCGCTCTCTCACAGGAAAGGTCTTCAAAGACCCGATCATCGTGAGCGAGGAGACGCCCGACATCGTCTCCAAGGACTGGTTTAAGAATGTCGATATGACAGGACGGGACCTCCCCACATTCCTCCGTGCGTGTTTCGAAGATGCGCTCCAAACAGGTCTCACTCATATCCTCGTTGATCGTCCACGGATCCAGGCGCAGAATCGCGGGGAAGAGATCTACTTGGGGATTCGTCCGTATTGGGTCCACATTCCCGCAGAAAACCTGATATGGTGGTACTCGGAAGTGGTCGGTGGGATTCAGCGTCTCTCGGAAGTGAGGATCCTTGAAGTCGCCACCGAACCGCACGGATGGGGATTGAAGACTCGGAAGCGTGTCCGTCGATTGATGGTTGGAGAGTTCGAGCTCTGGGAAGAGGTCGATACCAAAGAAGGAACGAATTGGGTTATGGTCGACTCGGGGATGACGGGACTCGATTACATTCCGCTCGTCACCGTCTACTTCGACAGGACAAAGGTGATGGAGGCACATCCCCCGCTCCTCGATCTCGCACATCTCAATCTCGCCCATTGGAGATCCCAGTCGCTACAAACCCACGTCCTTTCGCTCGGTCGTCGTCCCCTTCCATACTTCCACGGGTACGATCCTGAGAAGGTGAAGCGTGTGGCGGTCGGTCCTCACTCCGCTCTCATCAACGAGAAGTCGGACGCGGATGTCGGGTTCGCAGAGATCACGGGAGCATCCGCCGAGGCAGGTCGTAACAATTTGATGGACCTGAAAGACGAGATGGCTGTGATGTCGGTCGAGCTTCTCGTCAAACGTCCAGGCGAGAAAACAGCGACCCAGACCGAGATCCAGACGGACGAGTCCAACTCGGAGCTCGGAGCGATGGCGGTAGCGCTCGCACAGGGATCAACACGGGCCACGGAGATGATGATGGAGATGGGATCGGTCGTTGGAGGATCCACGACCACCATCCCAACCGACTTCGAACTCGACTCCGCCACACAGGAAGAGGTCAAAGACTTCATTTCGATGAGGACGGCCACACCGCCTCTCATCTCCCGCCAGCGATTCTTCATTGAGCTCAACCGCCGAGAGGTCTTTGATGAGGACTTCGATATGGAAGAAGAGCTCGACCTCCTCGACCTCGAACAGGAATCCATCGCGGAAGCGGTCCCAGTTCCCGAAGAAGAGGAAGAAGAGATTGAGGAGTAGGATGTGCCCAATCCAGCGGAAATCCTCGCGGATGCGTTCCGAGGTCATGGCGTTGATCTCACGGGACTCGAAGAGCACGAAAGGCGCCAGGTCCTCACGTTATTGGACGACCTACAACGTGACCTGGTTTCACAGCTCTCCTCTATCGACCCGTCAGATCCAAGTGCCGTCACATACAAACAGCAACGTCTCTTCAATCTGTTAAAGCAGACCCGCGAGACCATCAACGGGTCCTACGCCGACATCACCAAACAACAGGCGAAGGATATGAGGCGCCTGGCGGAGTTGGAATCTCTCTTCGCCAACAACGCCGTCAATCAGGCTCTCGGGTTTAACTGGTCCGACACACAGCTCACAGCCGAACAACTCCGCGCTATCGCTTCCAACGTCCTCATCGAAGGATCCCCCGCTCGGGATTGGTGGCGTGGTCAGCGCGATGACCTCCAACGTCGATTCGAGCGTGAGATCCGAATGGGGATGATGCAGGGCGAATCGATTGACGAGATGGTCCGTCGGGTGCGCGGAAAGAGCGATGGAACCTTCTTCACAACCACCCACCCAAAGACGGGAAAGAAGACTCGGGTTTACAATTTCCAAGGTGGAGTGATGGCGAAGTCGACACGGGAGGCCACGGCCCTTACTAGGACGTCTGTGGCAGCCGTCGCAGCCGAGGCCAGGTTCCAATCCTTCGTGGAGAACAATGATGTCGTCAAAGGGGTCCAACAAATCTCGATGATGGACGGGCGGACGTCTGAGATCTGTTTGGCCTACGCCAATAAGACCTTCGTCTTCGAGGAGTCGGATCTCAAACGCGCAGGAAAGACCTACCGCGAGACACAGGCGGGTGTAGCGAAGAAGCGGAAAGAGGCCCGTGGCGGGATGACCAGATTCAATCTCGCCCAACAACTTGCGATGCAGGTAGCGGCGGGATACCCGATTCAGAAAGGCGCTGAGTTCGGGTGGCACAAACTCAAAAAGCTCTGGGATAAGAACGGGTGGGAATTCCCGTCTCTGCCGTCGGGCGATATCAAACTCCTACCAGCGTCCACACTCGGTGGCCAGACGATTGATGCGACGTGGAAGCGCCTACTCGAAGGTCCAGGCGACTCCTCCTACCCAATCGTTCCTTGGAGTGCGGTTCAGGACGAGGTGATGGAAGGCGATTATGGGGAGCAGCTTTTCTGGGGTCTCCTCGCCGTCCGAGCACTCGAAAAGAGCGGTGACATCTCGACTGGACTCAAAGCGGGAACGGCTGGCGGGTTCAGGACATACCGTCCCACCGTCGCTGGAACTCCCCTCTTCATTTCCCAGAATGGGCTTCGAGGCGAGATGCTTCCGTCACAGGCGGACTACGTTCCCTTCCCCTTCGTCCTGACGGGTGAGGCGAGAATCGCTGACCTGTCGAATTGGAAGCTCTTTGATGAGAAGATGAAGGAAGCCCAGACGTTGAAGATGTCGATGATCAACGAGATTCTCGGATCCCCTGTCGGGCGTACTCCTGAGATGATCGAGGAGATGAAATTCCTCCAGGGCCTTCCGAAGGAACAGGTCCTCGCCCTCTTCCTCAAAGACCAGGGCTACACAGGGGCGATAGTCGCCAGGTCGGACCTACTCAGTAAGAAGAACAACGACCACCTCATCCTCATCAACTTCGATGACGACAACCTGAGGATGCTCGATGGTCCGAGTACACAGTTTCGGGAGATCCACGCTCATCGAGACGCCATCCCGCTCATTCACAGTCCCGAGGAGATGGCAGTGTATCGAGAGGTGTACAGAGACCTCGCTCCCGTCGCCACGGATGATCGTTGGTGGAATGGTGAGATCAGATTCGAACACGTCTATGATGACGAGTCCGCCTACCAGGAAGCGGCTGCGATTGTCCAGGAAGCGATTCGAATGGAGGTCCTCTTTCCCGAGGTTACCATCAACAACCTCAGGTTCAACCCTTCGAATTCTCGACGTGGCCACGAGATAAATTGGCTCGGTTGGTACCACCATGACATTGAAGGTGAATCAGGAACCATCAATGTCAACACTCGGTATATGGAGGACATCGGTGGGATCTCGGAAGTGATGTCCGACTCGGCCAGGATTGGGTGGCACCCGATTGGTGCGGAGTTCGTTCAGTCGCTTTACACCCATGAATTTGCACACGGCGTTCACAACCAACTTCAACTTGTTGCGGAAGGCGCTGAGAATATCGGATGGGAGCGTGGCGCTCTCCTCGATGAGATCAAAACCTTCAATAAGTGGTTGAAAGAATCTCGCCTGGCCATCACGGCGGGGGACGTTTCCGATTATGCGAAGAAGGACGATGGCGAGCTCTTCGCTGAGACCTTCGAGCTCATCCTCACTGTGCCGAGAGAGTATTGGTCGGAGTTTGCCGAGGAGTTCTACGAGCGCCTCGACAACATCATTGACCTCGATGCGAGGATGGCGCTCGCAGAGAAGATGATGGACGAGTACCCGGAAATCTTCGGGACCTTCTATCCTGAGGGAAAGCGCTTCTTCCTCTCTGAGGTTTTGATGCTTCGGAAGTATGCCATCACCAAACCCAACTACATCCATTCTACGAGGCGCCCCGATTTGGAGAAGGCCCGAGGCCACGATCAGTTTATGGGCCTCACCACGAACATCGCCCAGATCGATACCAACGAGGAGGCCTATGAAACAGCGTTGGAGATGATCGGGGAGATGAGAGTTCCTGGCACCACTCTTCACGCCACAAACTTCGGGTGGGAACTTCGAAGGGGAGAGCTCGTTGTTCACGAATTTGGGCGCCAGGAAATGAAATGGTTGATGGACCTCTCCCGTAATAGGTTGGAGAACGTCCGTCTTCCAGAGAGCCTCGATAGCCAACTCGTCTATTCTGGGTTCCGAGATAAGGAAGATTTCCTCCACGCTCTCAGCATTACTTCGACTGGGAATTACAATCTCGTTGAGAGTGCTCTCGAAGCCTTTGACGGTGACTTCTACGAGGCCATCCACGATCCGGATTTCCAAGACCTTCTCAAAGGGATGGATTTCAACTACACCTTTTCACGGTACAGTTCTCTCGACCAGTCGAAGATCTTTGAGCGGACGGATTACAACTACCTCCTCTACGTTGATACGCCTGAAGGCACACCATTCCTCTACACTGAGGCCTTTGACCAGAATGGTGACCACGGGGTCTTTATTGGTGGACGTTCTGGATACAAAATCAGGGACGTTCAACTCGTTGTCGATGATGTGACGGGAGAGGCTCGAACCGCCCTCTACCTCACTCGCTCGGACCAACCCCTTCCAAAGGAGACGTTTGGTTCCGCACCACCCAGTTCGTCCGCTCCTCTCTACGCTACCAGAGATGGGTGGGAGGAGATGGTACGGGATACGGGATTGATGGCACATTATCCCGAGTCGCATATCAACACCTTCCGGGCGCTCGATGAGCTGATTGACGAAGACTTTCTCGATAGGGTCTACTCTGGAGAGGCGCTTTCCGCTACGACAGTCCAGGCCATTCGGAATGTGGACGAGATCTTCAACTACAACAACCCAGCCCAGCGTATTATTGAAAGGGGACAGGACATCTCCTTTGGGATGGGGAAGACCGAGTTCCTTCGCTACTTCTTCAATATGGGACCCCATACCGACCTCGATGACCTGTATGGAAAGCGGGGAACAAATACCTGGTTCACGGAAGGGTCACTGGTAAAGAGTACAGTCGACAATGAGATGAAGTGGCTTCCCGAATGGGATGACCCTGTCCGCGTTATCATCCACTCAGATCTCGAGGATCCTTATGTTATTCCAGGTGGCGACTTCGCTCTCTCAGGACGGGTTCTTCTTTCCCGCCAGACGCAGTTCGAGGTCACAGGAATCGACTTCGATGGGAAGACCGATGTCATCCATCTCCGAATCGTCTCCCAAACGGATCCCGAAGACCTTCCCGACTACCGACAGATCGAATCAAAGGATGCACTCACAGGCGATGGAAAATACCGAATCGTCTCGGGGGATCCAGAATCGGTCCACGATTGGGCGGTCCAGTTCTACTCTCACAAACTCAACCCCCAGGCGCGCCAGTTTGATGACTACCCCGACGTTGTAGACGAGTATGCCGACAGAACCGCCCTTGTTCTCTACCGTCAGGACGGGGGCGACAAGGCCATCAACGTCCCACTCAGAACGGGTGGTCCTGTCCCCAGCGACATCCAGGAACTCATCGATGACCTGGACTACGAATTCGCCAGGCCTGAGACAAAGAAACTCGCCACCCCGCTTACCCTGTGGAGAGGCGTATCCAGGAAGCACTGGTTGGAGCTATTCTTCCCGGAAGGTCGACCCGACATCCCCATCGATGACACCCTCCTAGGTATCAAATACACGGATCCAGGGTTCCCGTCCACAGGATTATTGAAGGGGCCAGTTCTCGAACAGTTCACCCATAAAGAGCGGATCCTTCTCCAAATTCAGGCGCCTGACGGGACGCCAGTGATTTATATGGACTCGCCCGACATTGGTCCCAACCGGATGTCGGAGTTCGAGTTCCTTCTCAATCGGGACCACGGATTCGAGATCATCGATACAGGGATGGTTGGGGATCGTGAAATGGTCACGGTTCGGCTCCTTCTCGGTGAGGAGGTTCCCCTCCCGAACCGTCCAAAGGACCTCACCAAAGTTCCACCCCATCAGGCCCCCAAATACCTCGCACAGGAACTCGGAAGAGAACTCGCAGAGGTCACCAACTACGATTGGCGTCAGCTCAATTATGGTCTCGTAGCGGGTCGCTCGAACCTGACCAAATTGGAGCTCGGCCACCTCAATTATCTGGATACGATGTTGAAGGTCGGGGGTCGTATCAAAGGTCCGCTCGTCATCGAGAAACTCTACACTCCTGAGATGCTCGTTGCGAGGGGGATGGTGTCGCAGGGAGATGATGTCCTTCGAATCCTCGAGAATGTTGATCCCTGGGATCTCTCATTTCAGGATCCAGGATTCATTCGGGGGAAGGCCTTTGGTAAGGGGTTGGCGCCACTCGATTCGGGATCAACCCAGAACCAAATCACCTTCAAAATCACGGTACCAGAGAAGGCGCCTGGACTCCTCGAACCAGACGGGGTTGTGAACGTCGGACGAGGCCATACTCTCAAACCCATCTCCTTCGATCCAGAGACCAATACGGTCCACGCCAACCTGGTAGTTCGCCACCGTGAGCCCCCGTCACCCGTCACCTTCGTTGAAGACGATACAGTCGGGTTTGGGATCTACCGCGTTGAGATGAAGGACGAGAAGGGGTTCACAGTCGGGAAGTTGGACCTGGGCGACATCTTCGATGACCCGACAGGCCTCGAAGTGTACTACAAAGACTATCTCTACGTCAAAGGCGCTTACATCACCGATTCAGAGTACCTCGGGAAAGGTCTCGGGAGGGAGCTCTATCGGGCTGGCGCATCCTACGCAGCGAAGAAGGGGTATAAGGGGATTTGGTCCGACACCGACCGCTCCTCGATGGCGACTCGAGCGTGGAAGTCGATTCCCGAGGCGGAGCTCCAACCTAACGGATTCTACATCCTGAGACCTCGGGTCCTCGAATCCGTACCTGAGCCGCCTTCTACGAAGTTGGTGAGGGTGGTTGACGAGAACGTTGATCACCCCGAGCTCATTAAGGCGAAGGGTGGGAAGGTTCTCGTCTCGGACATCATCCACGACTTCGAGGGGGATGTAGAAGTCGACTTTGGTGGGTTGGAGGTGTATTATGATGAAGCTGGAAACCTCACAGAACTCTCAGGGGATTTGAGGCTCACTGATCCCGAGGGATTGGTCGCTGGTAGGTACATGTTTATGGGGAACCTCCACGACTTCGATCCCGATATGGTCCGAGAAGATCTCGCTCCGTATGGGGCTGGGTGGGTGTTCTCCCACGACATTCGCCTTACCGAGGACTACCAGGGGATTGGTCTCGGGAAGGCGATGTATCGTGTGATGGCTCACACAGGGGCTCAGTACGGGTTCAAAGGGGTCATCTCGGGGGCTGATCGTTCCCCATCTGCGACCTATGCTCTCCGTGCGTTAGAGGAGCACATTGAGAATCCTGACGGTGTGATCCTTCTTCCAGCCCGAGGTAGCGAAGAGGCCGCCGTTCTCGACTTCTCCCAGACGACGATGAACCTAGCACAATGGAATGCGATGGGAGAGTCCCAAAGAGCGCAGAAACTCCTCCAACTCGGAAGGAGCCATCCCGCCCTCCAAGGAATCGATCTGTGGAAGTCGGTCGAGCGTTATCAATCGATGGCGTACAGTATCGAGGGTGTCAAACGTGCGCTCAGGAATGGGTGGGATAACCCGACGGGAGGGAAGACGGATGCGGCCACCTTCCTTTCCAATCTGGATGCGATGACGAAGACCTTTGGAGATGAGCTGTATGAGGATATTTCCCTCTATCGCGGTATTTCGCTTTCGGGTCTCGAGAACGTTACCCAGAAAACCTTCTTCTCTCCCGAGGATGTTGCTGGTCTCGTAGGCACCGAGTTTACGGATAATTGGTTCGTTTCCTGTTCGTTGAGTAAGTGGTTCGCGGAAGATTGGGCCGAGGTGTTGTTGGAGGTCGAGGTCCCGGCGGGTACGCCAGGAGTCTACGCCAACGCTTTCCTACTCGAAGATCACCCGGATTTCAACCCGGCAGACGCCACGTCAGGCGTTCCATTCGAAGACCGCCTGGATGCGATGGAGTATTTCCTTGGACGCGGTCTCACGTTCAAATTCATCGCCCACCGAATGGTGGACGGACGCCACATCCTTACCATTCGCGTCATTGAACCTTAGGTATTGATTTTGAACCCAAAAACCACTATACTTATAGAAAGGAGGTACCCCGGTGCCAAATCGATTTGTATATGACGAGGACAACCCAATCCAGCTCAGGACGAGGTGTCACCTTTGTCGCCACAAATTCAAAGGCCTTCCTGGGTGTACCGCATTCCCTAAGGGGCTCCCTCACGACCTCGCCATTGGAAACGTCCAGCACGATGAAGAGTACCCAGGCGATGGAGGTGTGAGGTTTGAGATGAGAGATGATTTGAAGGATGAAGCCGTACAAACATAAACTCCCGTACAATGGAGGAGTGCCGAGGCACTTTAACTGTCGGTCGACTGAAATCCCTTTTCTCAAAACCTTCAAAGAACTCGGCGTAGATCGAGACGAGTTACCGCCTGGTACCCAATGGACGCCCGACGGAGAGGTAGCACAGGACCTCACAATGACGAAGTGGTTGAAGGGGAAGGACCGGAAATTCGTTGAAGGTCTCCTCGGGAAGAAGCGAGCTGACCTGTTTCTGAAAGGTCGGATGTCGCTCACCCAACTCATCTCTCATAACCAGCGACCGCTCTCTTTGGATGAGATCGAGGCCCGTCTACGTGGCGACCTCGTCAAAGGCGTCCCCCACAAATCGAAGCCCCACAAATCGGTCTTTGGTCTCGGTGGTGTTCACCTCATCGATGACCTCGCCATTATCGGTGGTCCAAAATTGGTAATGACGCTCGCCAATCGGTTTGGAAACGGGGGAGGATCTCCGTCCTTCCTACCCCTTCCCGCATCCTTCCCGTCTCGATTCGGGGACAACGATTCGGGCGGAATGGCATCGATGGACTTTTTGAAGAGCCTTTTCACCTTCAAAGAATTCGATTCCCGAACGAAGTTTGGAGACTATTTCGAGAGCCAGGGAGTTCAGGGCGCGGGGAGCCTGTGGGATGGAATGGGACCCGCTTACGCCGCTCACGTCGGAATGGAGTTTGGTCGCCTCAATCACGCATTTCCAGAGCTCAATGTCGGGCGGATGGAGATGCGAGACCTGAGTGGTATGTCGCCAAACGCCTGGGCGATGTCGGAAGGTGGACCAGGAATTCCCGAGGGGATCTACTTCGATTCAACCCGCTTTGGCTCGATGACGAGTATGGGGGACTTCGATGCCCAGTCAGCGTCACTCTTCAACCGTAATGGTTTTTGGGCGGGGGAAGGATCGTGGCATCCTGAGGGGATGCTCGCTCACGAATTTGGACACGGCGTCTTCCAGAACCTCGACCGAGTCGCAGCTCCGGGAGTCGCCAATGCCCAGGGAAGTATGCGGTCCTTCCTGGACAGCGCTCTTCCGGGATTGGATCTGTCTTCGGGAGTGGGACAGGCGGGTCTCAGTGACGTTGAAGAACTCTTCTCGCAATCCTTCGCGGCGATTCAATGGATCCCTCCGAGTGAGTGGACGGATTGGCACAGAGCCTTCCACAATCATCTCATCTCGTTGATCGGGAATCGTCCCATCCTCAACGCCGCTCAAATCCACTATGGTCAATCGTACCATCCAGGGAGGCCGTAATGCAATCAGGACCGCCAATTTGCTGGGCCTGCAAACACTTCTTCGGACGTGAGGAAGTGGCGTGTAAGGCCTTTCCAAAAGGGATACCTCAGGACATCTACTACTCGGGAGCTCCCCACGACCTCCCAGTGAAGGGTGATGGTGGTATCCGATTCGAGTCTACAAACACGCCCGAGGCCAACGAGCACTTGGCGAGTTTTACCCGAAAGCTTTGACGCTTTCGAGGCCTGTACAAACGGGACCCCGTCCTGGCCTTTACTGGTACCAGGACGGGGCCAAACTCGCTTAGACCGCCTAGAATCGCGTTCCACTCACGGGCGGCAATTTCGATTTCTGAGACGCTCCGTAGAGCCTTCTCGCCGCTCCCCACGTCCGAGCTTCTGCCTCTCTCATAAACCAGTAACGCGGAACGTCTTTGATGGTGGCGTCAGGGGCGAGACGGATGGTGTGCTTCTTTCCGTGACAGTGAGCTGTAAGAACACTCTCACCCGTCTCGGGATCTGCAAAGCTCGAGAATTTCTGAACGGGTTTGTGACAGACCATACACCGTCCGTAGTTCTTCATAGGGTCGGCCTCGGTGTATTGTTTTTGAAGGATCGGATGTCGCAGGGAATGAAGACCCCTGCACCGACGTGGGATGTGCACTCGGTTCCTCCTCGTGTTCGAAGGTGGAAGATCTCGGAGAGGATGACGCCTCCGACGATTCGACGGACGCGGTAGTCACCCGACTCGATGTATTCCCCCATTTTCAGATTGCGGATTTGTTCCAGTTCCTTCTCGGTCATTCTCGGTCTCCATTGAGGTTCATACGCCAGGCTTGTTCTTCGTAGGCCTCTCGACGGTTCTCCATCATCATCTCGGAGAGGCACTCGTCACACATCGTCGCTCCGTGAGGGAGGACGTTGCCACATTGACACCGGGTTGTATCGTCACTCATCCTTCGTCCCTTCCCAATGCGAGAAGAAGCTTTGAGATCTCTGTATCGAGGTTCTCATTCAATCTCCTCTTCATCGCTTTGACCAGTTTGTCGACATCTTCCCACGGGGTAAAGGACGTGGTCTCGTCCTCATAGTTGACCTGGAAGATGAGCTTACACGCGGGGCACTGGACTGTGATCCGCCCGTAAACTGCGCCATCAAAGGGCGTCTTACAGCGAGTGCAGACGGGTACCCGAGAGAGCGAAATCATCCCCCGATCCCACCACAATCGTAGGCCTCACCTCGGTAGACGACGGACGCCCCCATAGAGGTCGATTGAGCGACTGTCGTGGTGACGAGAACGAAGTCGCATTGAAGATCGAGCGCTCTCGCTCTCAGGCGATAGGCGGCCCGATTCTCCAGGTAGGTGAGGACGCCAGCGCTGTGCCTTTGGCCCCAGTTCACGTTGGCATTCGAGGTGACCTCCTCCACGAAGGTACACCCATCGACGGCGTTGGAGTTGACGGTAAGACGGACGGGATGCGGGTCCTGTGCGGAGGCTACCCCCGCGATGAACAGAATGGCGACGAGGACAAACAGCTTCTTCATATCGATCTCCTTTCTTACCCGAGTTCACCGGGTTGTGGGTTGGGGTCATCGAGGCCGTAAGGATAGGCCTTCTCATACCGTTTGATTTGGTGGAGCGCTGCACTTCCCGGGGCGAGGTCCTCCCGAGAGATTGTCGAACATCCTTGGAGCCCCATTTTGTGCCAGCGATCCCGAGCCTGTCGTCCTGTGGAGAGCCAAGGTGTTGCGTTCAGGCACGCGGGATTCTGACAGACGACTCTGAAAAAGAGTGCTTTCCCCCATCCAGCTTCTCCATAGTTGACTGACCTGTATGTTTGTTCGAGAAGGGCGAGATCCGCGCAAAGGGGACAATTCATCGAGGCCTCCTTCCGTTTCCATCGACGATCATTGTACGATTTTTCTTCCAGAAATAGGCGATAAAGAACGCCAATGAGTTGACGAAGTTGATGACCAATCCACCGCCCCAAAACACGCAGAGCGCCTTTTCTAAGAGGGTGTCAATCGGCCAGACCATACCAACGAAGATGATGAAGAGGAGCCCGAGGACGAGTCCGAAAATGGAGAACATCCACCCGAGCTCTTTGAGGTCGCTGAAACTGATCTGAATATCCATCTATCGAGTCCTTTTCCCGACTCCTGCCGTCTTAGCAGCTCGGGGTTTGTAATCGTGTTCATATCCCTGACACTCCTCGGGACAGAGTTCCCGGAAGGCCAGCATAAAGGTCTGTCCGTGGTGTTCGTGGATCCCGTTCATCCAGTTATGGAAGTGGGCGAGTTCGTGGGCGATGTAGTAGACTGCGTAGTTGATATCTTTCTCAGCCCGAGAAAAGATCCAACGCGGGACCTGGATAGTGCCATTGAGGAATTTCATATAGCCTGCGCGTTGATCTGTGACGTAGATCAGGGGGAGGGATTTGATGGTGTATCCCGCCCGTTCCCAGATCAGAATGGCGATCTCGATGGCGGCGAGGTGGTACATTTCTCCCTCGTCGCCTTTGATGATTTTGTAAGGATGTCTCACGAAGCCACCCGTGAGAAGGACCAGGTATCGAGACCCCGATCAAACAGGTTGGCGTGGAAGGTTGCGATCCACACTCGGTCCCGTCCAATTCGTCGGCAGATTCGGAATTTGTACTGGCCTTCGATGGGGAATTCTCCCGCGGGAATATCCCAGGCGAGGCGCTCACCATCCCCATCGTAGATCGAGACAGTACCTTTGGGGTAATGGTCGTGTCCCCAGACTTCACGGTGTACATCGTTGAGGAGGGTATCGAGAGGGACGAGCTTCCTTCTTTTTGGTGGATTGACGAATTCCACCGGATCCTCGTGGAGCTTCTCTTTGGCGTTCTTTCGGTAGAATGCGATCTTCTCTTTGAGCCAATCCGAGTCGTTCTCGAAGGGGTCGCGTTGGTCGGATCGAATGGATCCACCCATCTCAGAGATCATCTTTGCGGAGAGGCAATCTTCGTCGTGGTCCTGGCCTTCCGAGCGCCAACACGACGGACACTTTCCGTTGACGAGGCATTGTGCTTCTTTGGTGACCTTCATTCGGCCGCCCACGCTTCCCGTTTGTCGATACAGTCCTGACAGGCGAATTTGGTGAGCGGATCACCGTGTTGATCGCGGGCTTTCTCCCAGGCACCCTTCCGATTCTGGAAGAGGGGAACCGCGATGTGGACCTGTGTGATGCTCCCGCAGTAATCGCAGTGTTGGTTGATCGTCGGGCTATTCGGTGCGGTGAGAAGTCGGAGCGCCATCTCAGGCCCCCTTCGCCACTTTGTAGAGCTCGACCATCGCGTCCTCGACCCGTTCCTGAACGCTCCAGGGAACGTCTTTCGTGGCCTCGATGAGTCGGAGCGCTTTGCTGAGTTCGGCGTGGATCTTTTTGGCTTCTTTTGCGGTCATGTCGTTTCCCCTTTCGATGTTTATTATTATAGTGCTTTTGAAGAAAAAATCAACCGGTTTTGGGAAGAAAGTTGCAAAAAGTTTTACCGGGGAATGACGATTCCGATATAGAAGCCTGCGAAGTTGCTTTCCCCGATCTTCACTTTGCACTCGGGGAATTTGTCGGCGAGGAGGTCTTTGGCGATCTCGGCGTCCAGCGCCATCTCGCCCGTGTTGAGCCCGTAGAAGTATTTGATGACGATGGACTTCTTATTGTAATTGGGGCGATCGGAAGGCCCGCTGAAACTGGTCTTGAAGTTGGGGTGATCGAGGAGGCTCGGGATTTGCTGTGAGCGGAGGAACTTGGCGACTTTGTCGTGTTTCTTCATACTATTATTATAGTACTTTTTCAGAAAAAATCAACCGTTTTCTTCTAAAAGTTCCAAGTTTTTTCAGGACGGCATTCTGGGGTGTCGTGGTAGTAGTTGAACCGTTTGACGGCGCCTCTCACGTTATAGATGACCTCGGTGACCATTGGATCCTGATGAACGATCCGGTGACCGCACTTCCGACACTTGACGAGCGTGGTGCGCTGGTTACGTTTGTGCTCCCAGGTCACCTCAGGTTGGATCTTACTCATCGTCGTCCTCGATCTTTCGGACGAGATCCGCCGCGAGTTTGAAGGCCATTCCGACCTTCTTCATCAATCTCCAATCGCGGATGGTGATCGAGACCGGAGCGTAGAACAAACGTTCCACAGTGAAGGTGAGGGACGGGTGGTCGTCTGTGGAGAGCTTCGTGGTGATTTTCCAGGCCTCAGGGTCGGTGCCTACGATGGTGATATCAACGCCTTTCATTCGGACTCCTTTCTTTCGAGGTTGTGCTGTGTGGCGAGACGGTCGGCGTACTCGCGGATCTCACCTTCGTCAAAGGGGTCGAGGTCGAAGACGTCGGTGAGGTCCTGGTTATGGCAGATCGCCAGATCAAAGAGGGTGTCTCCCGTGATGTCTTCCGTCTTCGGGGCCCGGTTGGTTGCGTCGATGAGTGCGTTGGTCCATTCGCGCTTGACGGTGGAGGAGAAGTAGGTCATCGGATCACCGCCTGGACCAGACGGCGCATCGCTTCAATGGCGCCTTGGAGGGTGTGGTACGGGATGACCTTCACCGGTCCGTGGCCCTTTTTCGTTTGGAGATGCCAATCCGAGGTTCCAGCGGGGGAGACGATACAGGTCCGAATCCCCGCTTCTTCGAGGGTTTTCTGGAGAGCGTCAACGACCTTCGCTTGGACTTGGCGAAGAGTGCCGAGGCCTTTGAGCTTTCGACGCCACACCTTCAGGATTCCTTTGATGTCGTCGAGGTTCGTTCTCTGCTCTTCCCAGTACGTTTCGGGGGTGATGATGTAGGCGCCGAAGTCGAGGATGGCCTGGTAGTACCCACCGCGGCGATCCTTTGAGAAGTGGTCGTACTCGAAAGGATGCCAGATAATGAATGCGGAGACCTCGTCCAACTTGACTTCGAATCCGTCCTTTGCGTTTTTGACCTCGTTTGCTGTGATTGTGTCGATCATGTCGTTTCCCCTTTCGATGTTTATTATTATAGTGCTTTCTGAGAAAAAATCAACCGTTTTCTTGAGAAAGTTTGAAAAAGGGGCCGCCCCACGATTAGGGCGACCCCGTCGAAAGGGCGTACTATTCGCTGGCCTCGTTGGCCTGGTCCAGTTCGTGTTGGAGGGTATCGATCTGGCTTTCCCAGGCCTCGGCCTTTGCGATCTCAGCGAGGTTGGAGGCAGGAGAGGTCGAGCACCCCGAGCGGGCTGCGCGCCGGACGTTCTGGTTGGCTTCGCGAAGAAGTATTTCGCAGGCCTTCTGGAAAGTGTTGTTCTCGTTCTCGAAGACCGCTTTCATCGTCCTGTACATATCGACCTTGGCGGCGTTGAGGAACTGTTCCCTCGACCACTCGAAGTAGTAGAGCGCACCGTAGCCCCGATCTTTCTGAGGATCCCGAGCGATCTCTTTGGCGAGGTTGTCTGCGAAACCTTGAAGGTTCTCCAAGGCGCTCTCGAGTTGGAAGTTGATGTAGTAGAGTGTGTTTTCTTTCTGAGTCCTTTTCATGTCGTATCCCCTTTCGATGTTTATTATTATAGTGCTTTTGAAGAAAAAATCAACCGGTTTTCCAAGAAAAGTTGAACTTTTTTTTCTACGAGAAGCGCGAGGAGAGACGACCGTAATGGTGGGTGAGGCGGGTCTTCGGGGGCTCGATGTCGACACCGTAGGGATGGTCCTCGCTCTTACCGCGGGGGAACATTGCGTCCGTGGCAGAACGGATCCAGCGAGTGCGGGTCTTCTTCAGCGACTCACCGGTGAGACCTGGTTGGGGGAACCAGACGAGAACGGTACCGAGGCCTCCACGCTTCACTGCGATCTCGGGGAACATCGTCTCGAGGCGGACGATCCACTCGGCCATCTCTTCGTTGGTCCAGCAGGAAAAGCCGCAATACTTCTTGACGAAACCGGTCTTCGTCCGATTGTGCCAACCGGGCGTGGTCTCGAGGATGTTGTTGATCTTTTTGATGGTGGCCTGGCGGGTGCGTGTGTTCATGTCGTTTCCCCTTTCGATGTTTATTATTATAGTGCTTTTGAAGAAAAAATCAACCGGTTTTTGGGAGAAAGTTGAGAAAAGTTCAACTACCAGATTCTGGAAGCGGCGATGTTCATTCCAGCGTTGCGAGATGGGCGGTAGTCTTCTTCGTCCGCGAAGTCGCCAACGGCTCGGGTCAACCAGAACGCCTTCGCCTTTTCGAGATCGTGGCCGATACCTTCCTTCGGGAACCAAACGATGAGCCCACCGTGCGGCGCATCTTTGAATGCGAGTTCAGGATGGTCGCCTAGGTCGTACTCGATCTCCGCTTTCTGGGCGGGAGTGACTCCGAGCCACTTCACTGTGGAACACGTCTTATAGTAGTTGTAAAAGGACGGGTGGCGACCGATGATGAAACGGATCAGGGCGAGGATGCGGGTCTTCTCTTTGCGAGTCATCTTACACCTCCTCGTCGGTCAGGTCAGCGAGTGTGGCTTTCGCTTCTTTGAGTTCTTTTTCCAGGCGGGCGATGCGAGCTCGGGTACACCGGATTTTCTGTTCTTTCAGGAAGAGTTGAACTTCGTCGCTCTCCCGGAGCTCATTGACGAATTTCTCGGCCATATATTGTGTTCCCCTGAAAACCTCGTCACCCTCGTGGGACATCCCGTTGTAGATGACTGTCTTCGTAGTGACCTCTTTGCGAAGCTCGCTGACGTAGCGAGTCTTTCCGAAGTAGATGTGATAGTCGGTACCGAGTGCTTCGTTAACGGTCCTGAGTGTGATTGCGATGTGCCTTTGATTATGTCCGAGTGCCATGTGGTGTATCTCCTTTCGATGTTTATTATTATAGTGCTTTTGAAGAAAAAATCAACCGGTTTCTGAAAAAAGTTGAAAGAATTTCTGGGGATGGGGCTCCCGGTTGGAAATATCCTCAAAACCATATATTATCGTTGTTGTGAGAAATGGAATTTCGTCTTGGGTCGTTGGATTGGGTCCAGCGACCTGTATGTTTGTCAAAGGGCGTGTGAGGCGTCGCCCACGGGAAGCGGGAGGTTCATCGTGTTGAAGTTGGTCGTAGATTCGTTGGATGGTGTACCGGAAGGAGCCCGGGACCAATATGTCGAGAGGGACGGGAAGTACCATCTCGAGCTCGATGGGGATGTCCATACCGATGACGACATCGCCGGTTTGAAGTCCGCCCTCTCCAAAGAGCGTGATGCGAGAAAGACGCTCGAAAAGAAGATGAAGACCTCGACCCTCACCGCCGAGGAGAAGGAAGAGCTCGCTCGTCTGAAAAAGGAGAAGGAGGACGCAGAGACGAAGCGTCTGGAAAGTAAGGGTGAGTACGACAAACTCATCAAAAAGATGGAGGAGAAGCACAAAAAGGAACTGGAAGCTCTCAACGGCAACCTTTCCGAGGAGAAGTCCCGCACAACCCGTCTGGTCGTGAAGGACAAAATCCGTGCGGCGGCAATCGCGTCTGGCGTTCTCAAAGAGAACATCGAGGACGTGATCACGCTCACCTCCAATCGCTTTCGCCTCGACGGGGACGACATTGTTGTCCTGGACGACGAAGGTGAACTCTCCGCCGACTCCGTCAAAGGCTTCTTCGAGAAGACCTTCAAAGAATCGCGGCCTATTTATTACGAACCGTCAGGCGGTCCTGGAACAGGCGCCAACCAAAATGAGGCTTCTCGAAAGTCTCACAGCGGAGCGGCAGTCGTTCTCACCCACGAGGATGCGAAGATTCCTCAAAAGTATCGGGAGGCCAAAGCGCTCGCAGCCGAGAGGGGTGTAGAGTTCCAGGTCGAGAAACCTGACAACGAGTAACCAGGGAGATAACAACCAATGGCGACGAACACTCTTTCCGTTTATGATCCGCTTTTCTACGCCCAGGAAGCGCTGATCCAGTTGGAGAATGCGCTGGGGATGGCGGGTCGCGTCCACAGGGGTCACGATAAGGACCCGCAACAGAAGGGTTCGACCATCTCGATCCGAGAGCCGTCCACCTTCACAGCCCAGAACGCTCCTTCCGCCGCGCAGAACATCACCGCTGCCGAGACCCAGATCGTTCTCGACCAGTGGAAGGATGTTGCGTTCTCCCTCACCGACAAAGAGCTCACCTACACCGGCGAGCGCATCATCACGGAGCACATCCGCCCGGCGGCCTACGCTCTCGCCAACTACATCGATCAGGTCCTCTGTGGGATGTATGATTACGTCCCGTGGGAAGCGAACCTCTCTTCGCCGGCGGCCGTCACCGACATCACCGCGGCTCGGAAGACTCTCTTCAACAACCAGGTCCCGATGGACGACAATATGCTCCATATGATGCTCGACGGCACGGTTGAGGCCGAGTTCCTCAACCTTCAAGCGTTCTCGCAGCATCAGGGTGCTGGCGACCAAGGTGTCGATACCCAGATGCGCGGCTACCTCGGCCGGAAATTCGGGTTCGAGATCTTCGCCAACCAGAACACCGCCGAGCACACCGCCGGTGCGTTGGTGATCGGAACCCAGCTCCAGGTCAATGCGAACATCTCGGCCGGTGCGACCAGCGTGGTCTTCAAGGACTCGGGTGGTTCGCTCACGGGTACCATCAAAGCGGGCGACACCTTCGTCATCGCAGGTTCCACCCAGCGGTACGTTGCGACCGCGGACGCCACGGCAGCCGCCAACGTCATCTCGGTGTCCTTTGAGCCGAAGGCCGCCATCGACTACTCCGCCTCGGACAACGTCACCGCGACCCAGCAGTCGGGTACGCAGTGCCTCGCGTTCCACAAAAATGCTATCGCACTCGCGATGGCTCCGCTCTCGGAGATTGGTGCGAAGCTCGAAGGTCGTGTGGCGACCGTCACCGATCCTGTCTCCAACCTCTCGATTCGCTCCCGCATCTTCTACGAAGGCAAGGAGGCGGCCATCTACGTGGTCCTTGACGTCCTCTTCGGCTTCAAGATGCTGAAGCACAACATGGCGGTTCGGATGGTCAACGCCTAAGGGCTGCCCTAACCGTTAGGAGGCCCGGAATGCAACGTCTGGAAACCGTAGAAATCGACATCGACGGAAACCTGGGGCGTATCAACGCCAAGGACTTCGACCCCGACATCCATACCCCGTGGGAGGAGAAGGCGGAAGAGGAGAAGGAGACCGTCGAGACCAAGGACGAGAAGGAATCGGGCGAGGAGCTCACGCTGGCTGAGCGCGTCCCCGCCATCTCGACCTGGGCGGAACTTCAATCCTTCGTGGAAGACAACGAGATCGACTTCAAGGCCGAGAAGGGTGACGGCACCCTGAAGGACAAGAAGACCGAGCTCCTCGTTGCTCTCGCGGAGGGAGAGGAGGAGTAGTGAAACGCTTCGTTATTCTCACACTCTGCATCCTGGCGCTGGCCTTCCCGGCCACCGCTCAGGTCTACATCGAGGGTAATGCCTCGAGCTCGGAAACCAACGTCTACGATTCGGTCGGGACGAAGACCGCCCTGAAGGTGGGCACCTCGTCTGTGGGGGTGGATGGTTCATTCACCACTGGCGGGTTTGACGCCTTCTTCACCTCGGATCTCATTCTGTGTGGTCAACAGGCAAACAACGGAACCATCTACGGGGGACCAGCGCTCGGTATCCTGGATGGAACTGGTACCGATTCATCGATTGGTGGTACCGCCTGTGATGCTCTCGACAGTGCTACCGAGGCTACCGCGGATGCTCCCGTCGGCATTACGACAGGCGGGACCATCAAAATCTACGGGATGGTCTGCGAAGTCTCGAGTTCTGGATCCAATGGCGTCACCCTCACTGCGAGGTCGGGTGCCGCCGATCTATCAACATCGATGACCTGTACTATCGCAGCGGGCGCCACGGGATGCGTTGATATGTTGGCGAGTCCTGTCGCCATCGCATCTACAGCGACCGTTGCGATGAAGGTGGTCAACACCGAGGACCTCTCTACCGGCGACTTTTGGTGTAGGTGGTTCGTCGGGTTCACTGAGTAAGTCCAATGGCCTTCGTGGTTGAGGATGGTTCGGGGAGGTCGGACGCTACCAGCCTTCTTTCCGTGGCCGATTTCAAGACGTATTGGGACGACCGAGGCGGCGATTACAGCTCTTATGACGACACGCAAATAGAGCAGGCGCTGGTTCGTTCTACCGATCACTTAAATCGGACGTGGGATTGGGTGGGACGCCCGACCGACTCGGACCAGGCTCTTTGTTGGCCACGGTATGGGGCCTATGACAAGGACGGGTATGCGATTGACGACGACGAGATCCCGACCGAAGTAGAACAGGCGGCTGCCGAACTCGCTCTCCGAGCGGCAGCCGAGGACCTCTCTCCCGACATCGAAGCTCCATTGAAGAGTTTCAAAGCGGGTTCCCTCGAAGTCGAGTGGGTTACGGGTTCAACGAGCCCGAAGACCTACGCCGAAGTCGAAGATCTCCTCTCAGGATTGGTCCTGGGGACTGGTCACGGGACGGTCCAATTGGATCTCGTATGAGTTCATTTTTCTCGTCCCTCCGTCAAACGGCCCAATCCCAAATTGAGAAGTTTGGGGACGAGCTCACTTTGGTGAAAGTGTCGCAGGGGACCTACAATCCCGCCACGGGATCCGTCACGGAGACCGACGCAGCACCTATCACCTTCAACGCGGTAATTGATTCTCCTTCGATGAAGGGAATTCATATCACAGAGGCCTTCTCTCTCAAAGCGGGAGACCTCCTCCTCACCATCGCCCATGGCCAAATCACAGGCGACGTTGAGGCAGACGATGAAATCCAGATCGGGTCCGTGAAGTGGCGGGTGATCGCAGTCGATCCTCCTCACAGCCAGGACACGGTCGTAGTACGCACAGTCCAGATCCGTCGGAAGGATTCCTGATGGGCTTCGCAAAAGACGTTCAGAAGTTTGAGATCAAGGTTGGGAAGCTCTCAACTGAGGTCATCAAAAAGATCGTCTTTGAGATGTACACACGGATCGTCCTTCGGACTCGATTCGACACAGGACGGGCGCGGGGGAATTGGATGATCTCCATTGGTGGACCAGCCACAGGGACGTCAAACAGAACCTCCAAGTCCGGACCTGTGGGATCCGAACTCGCTCAACTCTCCGCGTACAGAGCTGGCGATGTATGGATCACAAACAACCTGAACTATATCCGGTTCCTGGAGAACGGTACACGGTCGTTTCAAGGCGATCACATGGTATCTAGGACCGTTGCGGAATTTCGATCTATCGTGAAAGGGCTCGTTTGATGGCCGATCAGGAAAATGCTCGCAGAGCGTTAGAGATCCGCCTCGATGCGATGGCGCCTGCTCCCGCGGGTGGTATCCAATATGAGAACGCTCTCTTTCAACCCCCTACGGAACAGATCTATCTTCGGACGAAGGTGGAATTCAATACCCCAGACGGGAGAACCTTCGGGGTGGGAGCTACTACGAGAGTGAGTGGGCTCTTTGTGGTCGATTGTTTCGCCAAGGCTGGCGGAGGTACCGCCGCCGTTGGTGTAATGGTCGAACAGGTTTTGGCTCAATTCAAAAGTGGACTGAGGTTGTCCTTTGGTGGGACGACGATTACAATGCATACGCCACAAAAACAAAGTGGCGTGTCCGCGGAGAATTGGTACTTCATCCCCGTGATCTGTCCTTGGACAATCAGAACGACTGAACTGGCGGAGGCATAATGGAAATTGCACAGTGGGAATTGCACGACGTTTCTTTTGTTGAAGAAGCGTTCTACGGCGAAACCCCCGCTTCCCCGTCGATGAAGTCTTTCTGGCACAACTCGATCTCGTTGGAGCCCAAACGCGACACTCTCAGAAGTGAGCGTCGGCTTGGTAACAGGGGTCGCCCGTTGAGCCGGTTGGGCTTCAAGCGATGTGAGGGATCGGCGGAGGTTGAGCTTTGCTACTCAAACTTCGATGAGTTCTTGGAAGCGCTGTTGATGGGACGATTCCCGACAGCGTTCACCCAGATCTCGGATACCTGTTCCATCGTCGCAGCGACGGGTGTTGTCACCGATGACGATTCTGGAAGCGCTTTCGCTAACGTGGAGGTTGGCGATTGGGTGACGATGGCCGGATGGGTCAACGCAGGGAACAACGGGACCTTCCAGGTCACCGCGAAACCCGACGACGACAACATCACGTTTGCCAACGATGTCGCTTCCTTCACCAATGAGTCGGCGGTCGCCACGACCTTCGACCAACAGGAACGGTTGGAGGATCGCTCCGAATGGGAGATCCCCTTCACCACCCTCACGGGTATCACCTACTCGGCGGCCAACGCGGACAACTCGTTCAACGATTCCGGCAGCGGTTTCGGAGACATCGAGGTCGGTGATTGGATCGCCGTCAAGGGGTTCACCACCGCCGCGAACAACGGCATCTTCCAGGTTGTCACGGCGGCCGCTGGTAAGATCACCGTCTCGGGCGGAACGCTCCAGGACGAGGCCGCTGGCGACACGGTGACCATCGACCAGAAAATCTATCGATCCTTCACCTTTGAAGGTCGGTACCAGGACATCTCCGCCTTCCACCAGTTCCCGGGCGTGATGATAAAGAGCGGTGCCTTCACCCTCAACCCCGACAACATCGTGATGGTGAACTTCGGCCTCCTCGGAGCCAACTTCGTTCCCGACACGACCCAACTCGGGGCCCCAGCCGCACAAGGGGACTACGAGCCTTTCGACTGCCTCGGTGGGACCTACACCGAAGGGGGCACCGCCACCACGCGGATGACCGCCTTCGATTGCACCGTGGAGAACAACAACAATATCCCGAAGGCCCTCGGCCAGACGGTTTCGACGGAACAGACGCTCGGAGCTTTCGAGACCACAGGGTCCGTGAGCTTCTACCTCACCGACAACACGCTCATCTCGAAGTTCTGGAACGAGACCATCACCTCGTTGGAGGTTACGCTCCAGGACCCGGACGGAAACGATTACATCATTGGTTTTCCCTACGTGAAGATCATGGACGTGGACCTGAAGAAGTCGGGCGACATCGAAGCGGTCGTTGGCTTCTCATTCGAGGCGGGAGAGCATCCCACCACTGGTTGCCAGATCTACATCATCCGGTAACCGATTATCAACGTATAGATCTTCGAGAGGAGGATCCGATGGCTGAGAAGGCTCAGAAGAAGACCGAAGTGGTTGAAGGACTCAACCTGGCATCCGTGAACACTGCCGAGAAGGCGAACCAGGGCGTGGAGATGGAGATCGAACATCCTGGAACGGGCGAGGGTACCGGTGGGTTCCTGACGATCTGTGGAGAAGACTCCGAACAACACGCCAAGGCGATGAACATTCTGTCGCGGAAGAGGATGAAGGCCCAACGTAAGACGGGCCGAGTCGAGGTTATCCACGACGACATCCAGGACGGAATGGTCACTCTCGCTGTGAACTGCGTCATTGGTTGGCGCGGGATCCTGGAAGACGGTGTCGAGGTTCCGTTCAACCGAGCCAACCTCCGTCGAATCCTCACCACGTACAAATTCGTTCTGGAGCAGGTGAATGCCTTCATCGGTGACCGTTCCAATTTTTTGCCGGACTAACCGAGGACCTCTGTGATGCTGTTAGGGGTCGGGTGGTATTGGAGGGTCCTTCTCCTCAATCGGGGAAGGCCCTCCGCCACCATCTCGAAGACATCTCCGAAGAAGCAGATGTCGTCGACCGACTCCTCCAGGATCGGGTACCTAGGGCGGGTCAGCACGTTTGGGATTGGTTCTACGAGCTTCGGCTCGGATCGATTGACGGGATGTCGAACGCTATCACCTACCAGGACATCTACCAGTGGAGTAAGTTGATGAAAATCAAAATTGCGCCCTGGGAAGCTCGCGCTCTCGTAGCAATGGGATTGGCCTTTATGGACGAGACCTCGAAGCTGGAAGGTGAGAAGAAGGATGCCGAGCGGAGCTGATCTCGCCAGACTAGGCGTCGTAGTTAACGCACAAGGTGTTGCAGAAACTGCGATGGATCTTCGGGAGCTGTCTCAAATGGCAGCTCGGTCCGAAAAATCGGCGGGAGCACTTTCAAAGGCCTGGGCCATCGCCAACCGGGTCTTCCTTTCAGTCGGCGCTGCGATTGTCACAAAGAAACTCATTGACCTGAATGTCGCTGCGATCCAAACGGGTATGCAGTTCGAGAAGCTCGGCGTTCAAATGGCGGGTGTGTTCGGCGGGATGAAGGAGGGGGAACAGGCGGTCGCCTGGATCACCAAATTCGCCCAGGACACTCCGCTTCAACTTCTCGATACCGCGGACGCGATGGTCCGAATGAAGGCGATGGGGCTGGACCCGATGAACGGGCAACTCCAGGCGCTGGTAGACACAAACGCCAAACTCGGAAACAGCCAGGAAACCTTGACCACGATGACGCTGGCGCTCGGTAAAGCGTGGAGTCGAGGGAAGATGGAGGCCGAGGATTGGAATATGCTCTTGGAGAAGGGCGTTCCAATCGCAAAGATGTTGGGTGATAGCCTCGGGTACAGCGAAGGCGAGATCATCAAATTCCGTGAGGAGGGTCGAATCACCCGCGATGTGATCGCTCACCTCATCGATGAGATGGGGCGTCTCAACGAGGGTGCCGCCGTCGAATTCATGGAGACCACGGCCGGTAAGGCCTCGAACCTAGAAGACGCTGTCGCGAGGGCACAGAACCAGTTCGCCAGTATGGGCGGTGTCCTGGACGAGGTCGGAAACGGGTTGGCGGAGTTCACAGAGTATATCGAAGATCTCGAAGCCAAAGGCGTCTTCGAGACGATGGGTAAAGAAGTTGCAGGGATGTTGGGGACGATGGTCGATTACATCCCCGACGTTCTGGCTGGAATGGAATCCCTCGTCAAAACCTTCTGGGAATGGAAAGGCTTCATCGCCGACATTATCAAGAACTACGCTGTCCTCTGGGCCGTCCAGAAGATTGTCGGGTTCCTGGTCCAGCTCAATATGATCTGGAAGATCTTCAAAGGCGTGAAGAAGACCATCAACGAGATCGTCATAGCGATGGAACGGTTCACCATCGCGACAGCGACCGCGAGCGGAGCGACTGCGAAACTCGGACACCACCTCGCCACGATTGGCGCAGGTACAGGGAAGGCAGCGATGGGGATGGCCTCCCTCACCTCAGCCCTGTGGAAATTCGAGTTGGCGTCTGGCGCGGCCGTTCTCGCGGCACAGGCCTTCTCCGCTTGGCTCAATACTCTCTACCAGGATCATCTCAAACTCAATGGCGCAGGTTCAGCGAAGTGGTTGGAAGATTACAACGAGCGCCTCACAGAGCTTTACAAACTCACAAAGGACAAATCCCTTCTCAACCTCGACCTCGAAGACGAAGAGGCGGTCGCAGGATTGAAGAGGATGGAGAAGTACTACGCTCAGATCATCGAGCGCCTGATTGAGAAACAGGAACTCGACTCAGTTCAACTCCGTTCCTACCAGGCGAATAAAGAAGCGATTGACGCCAAGGTTGATGCGATCATCAAAGAGCGGAAGGCCATCGAGGATGCGAAAAAGGCTGAGAAGGATAGGATCAACCTCGAGAAGGAGCGGGAAGAACGAGCAAAGAGGGCCCGAGAGGAACTTGAAAGGAAAATCCAAACCGAGGCCGAGGCCCGCGCAGCCGAAAAGGCTCACCGTGCCGAGTTGAAAAAGTTGGGCCAACAAATCGACTCAGTAAACAACCAGTGGGATAGTCACATCGACCTTCTCAAAGAGCTCCAATCGGAAGTTGAGCTCACAGAGCAGGAATGGGCCGCGATGGGAGTGAGGATCAAAGAGGAAATCGACTACGTTTCCCATCTTCCCCCAGTCGACATTCCAATCGCCCCTCCAAAAGTTCAAGCCTTCCGAGCGTGGGAGATGGAGTTCAAAGAGGTTGCGGGCAATTTCCAGACGATGATTGGAGACGCTCTCTACCTCGGGTTTACAGGACAGTTCGACAAAATCTCAGACGCCCTCTCAGCGTTCTTCAACAATGTAGCGAGTAACATCGCTGATTCGTTGAGCGGGGTCTTTATGAATATGTTCGAAGGCCGGGACGCCAATGGAAACGATGTTCTCGGCGAAGACGGCCAACCTTCCTTTATGGCCGCGCTCCAAGGCGCCAATTGGAAGGATATTGGAAAGCAGGCGGGCACCGCGATTGGGATGGGGCTCGTCGCTCACGCTCAGAAATCCGGGAACGTTTGGGAAGGGATCATGGGAGGCGCCATCTCGGGTGCGATGGCAGGAATCGGGACAGGTCCCGGTGCTGCTGTTTTTGCGGCGATTGGTGCTCTGGCGGGTGGCGTGATGTCCCTCTTCTCCGGGAGTCCTGACGTACCTCGTACCCAGGCAATCATTTCTCCATACGGTACATCCTCACAGTTCAAAGACCAGGGGATGGAGTATGAACAGACCAAACAATTCAACGCCCAGATCCAAAGCCTCTATAAGAAGTTTGATAAGGGGTATCGCGGGATCCTTCAGCTCTTTGAAGACATCGATCTCTACGATCTGGTCGGAGATGTCGTAGAAGTTGCCACAGGTTGGATGGAGATGAGCGCGGACCAGTTCACCGGGTGGCTCCAGGACGTGAAGCTCCCTGAGATCTTCGATTCCAGATACTTCGCTGCCATCTCGAAGGGGTTGGAAGACCTTGGTGTAGCGAGAGGAATCAGCGAGACGGTGTTCCGAGAGATCGCAAAACTCTCTGGCGAAGATCGAGTCGCTGCGCTCCACTCCTTCGTCCAGGCGGTGAAGATTCTCTCCGACATCGTTAACGAGTATGATTGGGGCGGGATTCTCAACTCCATCGATGAGACTCCAATGGTCCAATACATCAACTTTATGAACGAGACGGTTGACAAGGTCGACCTGATCACGGCGGCCTGGGACAATATGGGGTTGACGGAGCGAGCGGAGGATGTCGAGACGATTGGTGGTCTCTTCGACAACGCTCTCTCCACGACCATCACACTTCTCCGACAAATCGATTCGATCTCACAGACCATAGCAGCGCAAGTCTCGACAGCGCAGGAAAACCTCGCCCTCAGGACAATGGCTCCTGCAGACCAAGGGAAGTACTACGTTGATCGAATCAACGACCTCTTCGCTGATCTAGGCGAGGCGACTGATCCTGGAATGATCCAACAGATCTCAGGGCAGATTCTCAATTACATCAACTCGCTGAGCGGCCTCTTCTCAGACGAAGAGTTGAACGCTCTTCTCGGTGATTGGGCCTCGATGGGGTCCTTTGATAATCCCGGGATGGAGGCGTGGATTCGGGACCTCCTCGGAGACACTGGCGACGGGACAGTCCAGGATTGGCTCACGCGGATGTTCGAGGACCTCGACACTCTCGCCCAGGAACGTCTGGACCTGGCGAGGGATGAGGCACAGTCCGTATATGATGAGCTCTACGCCCGAATCGTTCTCGCCTACGAGGCACTGACGACGATGACGGACGAGCTCATCGAATTCAACGAACTCCTCCGAACCACCGGCGGGTTGATAAATGGTGGAGGCGGTGGAGGGAACACAGACGATACTGGAGGTGTCGACCCGAAGAGGGGAACCATCCCGAACACACCACCTCCTCCAGCGCCCCCTGCGCCTGTGGTCAACGTTACCATCAACGGTGTCCCACTTTCCGAGATCAACGCGATGGTTCAGGTCGCTGTGAGTACTGCGACATCATCGAATAAGGGGAGCGGATTTAAGAATCCGCCATTGAGGTAGCGATGCCTGTACAGAAACTCGAACCTGCGTTCACCTTCACAGAAGTCCAGGAGGCTCTCCTTAACCTAAGATCTGGATATAAGAAGGTGGCGGTCGAGATTGGAACGAGTACCCCTCTACGGTTCTGCACTGGGAGAGATCCCGTGACATACGGAGGTGATGTGTATGAACCTCGGGGATTGGAACTCGGTGAGATCTCCATCGCTGGAGCGGGAAAGGGAACCTCGCTCACACTCGATAATACAGACGGGAATATGACCGCCGCCAACTTCTCTGAGACATTCAGCGGGAAGACGGTCACGGCCCACTTTTTCCTTCGACGGAAGCGGGAGGCCTGGACACACGTCCTTTCCCTCGAATGGACTTGCGAGACACTCGCTTGGAACCTCTCAGCCATCTCATTGGAGTTGTCGTGGGGCGTAGGAACGAGACCGAAAGCTGGCCTGGAAGTCGCATCCCAAAGGTGCGCGTTGGCCTCGCACTGGAACAACAACAATACACCGAAAGGTGGGCCCCTTTGTCAGTACAACGGAGCGGATACTCGTTGTACAGGTACCTGGGACGATTGTGTCTCAAAATCAAACACAGATCGATTCAGGGGATTCCGTCTCGCACCTCCTCCAGGATACTCCCTGAAGGTACAAAATGGAAGCTTCCAGTTCCAAGGTGGTTACGGCGGGATTGATCCGCCACCAAACGACAGTGGGGATGATCCAGAAATGATCTATCGCGGTCCTGGCGGACGTCGGGTGACTCCCGACCCGCCACCTTCAGGAGGGACAGGGCATACACCAGTGGAAAATCCACACACGTCCAGTCAGCATACGTCATGAGCGTAGAACACGTCTTCCATCCAACGTTGTATCTGGCGGATGGCCTCCAGGTCGCCCCCAACCTCCCGGGAGTGATAAAGACCTCTGTGGGAGTCGAGGGATCCTCGCCGCAAATGGTTCGGAAGTTTGGGGAATGGATCCTCAATACCTACAATGTGAAGTTGGTGGAGATGACGATAGTAGGAGGGAAGATCCCCCTCTTCAAACGTCACCTCCGTCACACTCTCGGGATCGATCCATTCTGGTTGCCCGAACAAACAGACTTCCACGAAGATGTTCCTGGAGAGCTCACCAACGGAGCCCAAACCACCTTTGTTGTTCCTTTTATGAACGCAGCGTTGGGGATGTCAGATTTTATGGCCTTCGTTGGAGGTGTTCCCCAGACCTCGGGTTACGTGAAATGGTTGAAGTCGAACTACCTCAGCGATGACGACTCCAACGCAGTTTCTTCCATTGGTTCTATCCAGGCACTCGGTTCTTGTAATATCTTCCGAGAGACCATCTTCGCTGCAGATGGAGTTGCGTGTTTCAAAGTGGTCCCAACTGTCGCGGCAACCAATATGGGGTACCAACTCGATGAAGCCGACAGTCCCGACCTGAGCGAGTTCGATAGTGGGAGCGACCAACTCACCTTCGTTGGATCTGTTTTGGGGAGCGGGACTTTTGCGATCCGAACTAGGTTCTATGATTCTCTCCACGCCCCGCTTAACGCTGCGACTTCAACGGCAGGAACGACTGGCGACCCAGCCGAGTTCACCCAGATTACAAAGACCGAAACAGCGCCCGCCAATACCAAATATGTCACCTTTGAGATTTTAAGAACCGATTCCTCAGATACGACATTCTGGGTGGCCTGTGCGGGCATTCTTCCGGGCGATTTGGAACGCTGGTTTCTTCCGAGTGTGTGTCCTCAATGTATCGAGTTCTCCTCTGCTCCAACGACAGGGCAGAGACTTTCCTTCTCGGGAACAGGCCAGTGGTTAGTGAGGGGCATCTATGCAAATCCGACCGCGATTTGGAAACTTTACTACGATGGAGACCTATATTCTAAAGGCTTCCAGTTTCTCCAGGAGTTGGATCAATGAGTCCCGGACGTAATATTCCCGACGATCCGCCGCCCGATCCGACTTCTCCAGGTGGCCCTCAGGCTCACCAAAGTCCCGAACAAGTCGCTGTAACGGACGGTCCTGGTGATGGTACAGTTCGGAGTGACCCGGGCCAGCGAAGAGTCACCCCAGACGACCCGACAACCACCCGTCCTCCTTGGAACACACAACCAGGCTATCGTCCCGACATCAACACCCCGTCGGAACGCCAACTCACATTCTCTCCAACCATCCTCGGCTCTACCATTCCTGTGACCTACGGAGAGAGGAAGGTCTCAGCACAGTGCGCTGCGATCTACCCGGATACATTTCTCCGCTACGCTGTGGCAGTGTACGTCTTCGGATATGGAGAACAGTCCTCTCTGGACGACCTCGAGATCAACGATGAACCAATTGGGGATTGTGACTTCATCGTTTCCCATAATGAGTACCTCGGGTCGGATTCTCAAACCCGCGATTTAACTATGTATGCCGGGACGAGTTCGCTCGGGGTTAATCGGTGGGCTGAAACGCTCCCAGGGATCTGTTACGTTGCAATGAAAATCAGCCTTCGAGACGCTGACCTTCCAGGCGGATTCAAAGTGACTGCGACTCTCGGAGGTCGTCTCGTCACAGATTTCCGAACTGGAACTCAGGTCGCCTCCACCAACCCCATCGTCATCGGATACGACATCGAGGTAGATACCTGGATATGGAAGGGGTTGGACACAAGTCGGTTTTCCACAGGCGTCGGGTCGAGGATGAGGGAGTTGGCCGATTGGTGTGATGAGGTGATGTCGGACGGGACTACGAGGTTCACCTACCAAGGCACAATCGACCGCCGAGATCCAGACGAGGCTCTTCGCCAAGTCCTTTCACACTGCTTCGCTGAGACCTATGAATACGACAACATCATCTACTTCTTCGCTGAGAAGGCGCCAGTCGCAATCGCAGGAACCTGGGCGACTTCCGGGAACACAGCGACCACGACAGGCGGAGATGCTCTCACGACTCTCGAGGTTGGCGATGTCGTCCTCCTCGGGAAGTACAACGTCAGGACGGTCGTCACTGTTCCCGATAACAACACCTTTACCTTCGATGGTGGGACGTTGGCACTGGCGAGCGTCACGGTCCGTCCGATCTCCCCAGTCCACATTCAACCCGAGAACCTCGTTGGCGGCGACATCAAAGGGTCGCAGATTTCCTCGGGGACAATCTCAGACATCCTCGGGATCAAATACACCAACCCAGAGGATTGGAAGGCACAGACTCATTACGCCTACGATCCCGACGGTATCTCCTCGGGGAATACAAAGATAACCGAGGTTACCTACCCAGGGTGCACAAACGCATCTATGGCGGAAAGACTCGGCCAAACCCTACGGCGTCTTGTCGCCTACCAGCCTCACTACTGGGACATCACAGTCGACTCGATTGGCCAAGACCTCGAACCGGGTGATGTGATCCGCGGGACTTTCGGTGACAACACCTACGAACAGCTCGTCCGAGTGCTGACGAAGTCGATTCTCTACACGGACGTCTACTCATTGAGGGTCCAAGAATACGATCCTGCCGCCCACTCGGATGACGTTTCGGATGACGATACGGGGGTCTCGCTCCCGCCAGGATGGACCCTCGAAGACCTTCCCGATCCTCCAACGGCGTGTTCCCAAAGATTCCTGTGGTCAGGTCCGTGGGAAGAGAACTCCGTTAGCTACGATGGCGACTTTGACGATATTACGAATTGGACTCAGCTCACAGGCCTCGCACCTCATACCAATACCTACTACGCAGATCTCGGGGACGGATTTCCAGGGACGCGATTTGGTGGCCCCATTTCTTGGCAACTCGCTCTCGATTGGGATAATACCGATTGGCCGAATGCAGTACCTTCAGGGAATCGGGTAGCCATTACAGGATTGGTTCGGGTCGATTCACTCTGGTCTACGAATATGGTTCTCAACGTCAGGTACTTCTCAGATACCTCGTCCCCTCCGACAACCGAGATCGCTACCCTCAACATCACGCCCGAAGAGAATGGTGACTGGGCTCGTTACTTCTTTGTGATCCCCGCCGATTGTGTCACCTCCAATGTTAAACATCGTCTCGTCTTTGATATGTCGAATCTCGACTCCATTGGAACGGTATTTGAATTCAGTCGGGTGATGATGGCCCCGGTGGGTCTCAACGAAGGTGAGGGTCTCGGACGGGGTTTTGGCCAGTCCCCTCCGACCACTATCGGGAACGCAGGAAACTACGGCCTCCGAGAATTGTGGACCTGGACGGAAGACGCCAACGCGATCAATACAGTCCTTACCTACGAGGCGTGGCTTCTCAACGAACAGCCTCGCAACCTTGGAATTACAGAGCAGGGGAATACAGTTCTCGAGTTCGCTGTGCCTCCAAACGTTGCTGGATCGGGAACCTTCTACAATCTCACACCATTCTACCAACCGAGGCTCTTCGCTCGCGGGTATGATGATCGAACGGTCGAGTTCCCGAGCCAAACACAGCTACTCCATTACGGTGCTCCCGACCGACCGACAGCCGCAACCCAGATCTTTGGTGAGGCTGGCGATTGGGACGCTGCATCACTCATTCCTGATAAGGAAGATATCTCGGGAGGGGATTGGGCCGCAGTCGGCTCTTTGGACGCTTGGGCGAGTGTCACCGCTCACGCTGGAACGATTCCCTATACCCAACTCACTCTTGGTGCGGGGGATGTCGCATCGGGTTGGGCACTCACGAATGTCGCTACCGAGGCTGGGAAACAGTACGTCATCACAGGCCTCGTCAAGACGACCTTGACCCCTGAGGTCAATGTCGGAATCTACGACCGCGGCTCTATCATGCCATCGAACGGAGATCACCAAGCCCAGATTGTCTCAGAAGAAACCATCACAGAGTGGACCAGGTTCGTCACAATTGTCGAATGTCAGAACAACGATGACGAGATCTATCTCTACGCTGCGGATGTTGGTGGAGGTTCGGTTTCCTTTGCAGAAATTCGATGTGTAAAGTTGACCATCCGTCCATCACTTGGGTTGTACGAGCGGTGGGAGTACACCGAAGCCGCCAACGCAGCTCAGACCGTTCTCAAATACCAATTCTTCGAGAAAGACAACATCGGTCATACGATAGCCGAGACCCCTACCGGAAACGCAGTCCTCGAAGTCCCCATCTATTCTCCCACACTTCTCAACCCTGTTGTAACGTGGTGGGGAAATGACAAACTCGTTGAGTCCGAGATGCGGGCCGTCGGGTTTGGAGGTCAGGCGAGACGTTTCCCCGCACCCACCCAGAACGTTGAGGAACGGGTCTTCGGTGGGACGGTTCAGGAACAAAGCGATGTTGACACTACGGACCAGACAGACGGTTACGACTTCGCTTGGGATGGAGTCGCCGAGAAGCACATCTACCGCCCGAGCATCGGTCAGATCACGGGATGGCCGACGGGAGTTGAGGACGACTTCCGAGACAACACCGCGTTTGACTTTGTAGACGCCACGCGGACGTTCACCCTGAAGGTCAACGACGACGTTGAATACATAATCAAGGGGACGGTCTACTCACTCGCCAGCGGGGCCGATCCGACGCTGGTTCTGCCAGCCGCGGAGGCCGAGTATTACATCTACCTGAAGGCCGACGGGACGCTCGCCTACACGACCACCTGGACAACCAAGACACTCCTCCAGGACAACGTCTACCTGTGCGCGGTCTACCTTGCAGACGATGGCGGCGGTGGATACGAACAGATCTATATCGGGGACGAGCGGCACGACCTGATGGAGTCGAGGTCCCACTTCATCTTCCACACCCGATTCGGGGCCTGGATCGAGTCGGGGCTTGGCCTGACCGACATCACTGCGGACGGTAACGGAAGTAGCGATAGCCACGCGACGATGGGAGTGGCCGCTGGCCAGCTAGTAGACGAGGATCTCGCCCACGATATCGCCGCACAGGCTACCCCGGCCCAGATCCCGGTGTTCTACCTGTCGGGGTCTACCCCGGTCCTGAGGAGGGCGACGGTCACGAACGCGCCCTGCGTCCTGGCCACGGATAGGTTGTACTACAACGAGCTGAGTGGTGGATCGTGGGGGCTCACCGAGGTTGGGACGAACAACGATTTCGTCTACTCCTGGATCATCGCGACCAACGACCCGGATCAGCCCATCATCGCCC